TGTCGGTTACGAGCCTGACGGTATCGAGCCTGTCGCTCGCCAATGCGACCTTTACGTCCGCTACAATTACGACGCTGACTTCTACCTCGGCTGCGATTACGACCCTTTCGGGAACCACGCTGTCGTATGGCAGTTCGTCTATTACGAATCTGTCCTTGGGAAGCCTTGTGATCAGTTCGACGACGCTGGTTGCGAACCTAAATGCTGATTTGCTGGACGGGCAATCAGGAAGTTATTATCTCGATCTGGCTAATGCCACAGGAACCCTTAGCGGGGGAGCTTACTAATGCCTACTATTCTTACTAAGCGAAGCAACACTCCGGGCGCGGTCCCGGCAACGGCAAACTTGACGAATGCGGCGGGAGGCGCAGAACTTGCTGTCAATACGGCAGACAAGCGGCTCTTTAGCATTAATTCAAGCAGCGCCATTATTGAAGTGGGCACGAACCCGTCAAGCCTGACTTGCGCGGATGCTTCGTTCACGGTTGCTCGTGTTGGCAGTCTTACGATCAGCAGCTTGTCTCTGACCAATGTAACCGTAACTTCGGCTACGGTAACGACGCTGACTGGTACAAGCGCCAACATTACGAATATCTCTGGCACTAGTTTGACTGTTAGCACCGCGACCCTCTCCGGCGGCACCGCCAACGGCGTGTTGTACTTGAACGGCAGCAAGGTGGCGACTTCGGGGAGTGCGCTGACGTTTGATGGGACTAATTTCGGCTTGGGGTTGACGCCTGCTAACTACGCGAATTACCGCAACCTTGCAATCAGCGGCACGACTGGCGCTAACATTGATATGCTGTCCGGCAGCACGAAAGTTGGCAATTTATTTAATGACGGGACGAATTTTTACGCATACAACGTCACCGCTGGGTCTTTGGTGTTTGGCGTCAACAACACCGAACAAATGCGCCTTACCTCGACGGGGTTGGGCATCGGGACGAGTTCGCCTGCTGCAAAGTTGGATGTATCTGGTACTGCGTTTTTTGGAGCCGCAACAACAAAACTAAAAACTTATTCAGATGCTTCATACAGTGGCATCTTTAATGGCGCATCCCTCGGGGCAGCAGAATCCTTCTACATGGGTGCTGGGGCATTGTTTTTTGTTGGTGGCGGCTCCGAGCGGATGCGCCTTGACTCCTCCGGCAACCTCGGTCTGGGCGTAACGCCGAGTGCGTGGGACAGCAGTTGGAAAACCCTTGAGTTGCAGGGCGGCTTTGTCGGCGGTGGCGCAACATCGTATATAGAATTTGGACAAAACAATTTCTACGACGGCGCGTTTAAGTACAAAACAACAGGCGCTGCTAGTCTTTACGAGCAAAATACTGGGTCGCACCGCTGGTTCACCGCCCCCTCCGGCACCGCAGGCAACACCATCTCGTTCACGCAGGCGATGACGCTTGATGCGAGTGGGAATTTGTTAGTTGGCGCGACATCAGCGGCAAGTACAGAGCGTCTTAATGTTGTTGGCGGTATTGGAATTCGTATTAACGAAGACGGGTCAGGCACTAAAGTATTGTCATTGAGAAGTGATTTTGCCGGTGCTGGCCCTGCCGTTAACGTACCCACAAACCACCCGCTGCTCTTTCAAACCAACAACACCGAACGCGCACGCATCACGAGCGGGGGGGATTTTGGGATTGGGACGACTTCGCCTGTATCAAGGCTGCACGTTGCTGGAAACATTTACGCGCAAAACTCTGGCGCAGATACAAAGATTGACGTTATTGCCCCATCAGATTCTTACGCACAATATGTGCGGTGGGCGGTTACGGGCGTTCGCAATAATGGAATTTTAGGCTTCCCTGCTGGAAGTGCTGACTTGGTATTCCGCAACGGCGGCGATACGTTTAGCAATGGCACGGAGAGATTCCGCGTCACGAGCGGGGGGGATTTTTTAGTTGCAAAAACTGGTAACGACCCAGAGGTAGGTGTAGGTGCGATTTTAAGTTCAGGGGGGTTTATTTCTTCGGTTAGATCAGGTACCGACTCAACCACTCAGTCGTATCTTCTTTACTCAACAGGCGCATCTGCTTATCGTTTTTACGTCAATATGGCTGGTACTGTTTTCGCAACCAACACATCAATTAGTGCAATTTCAGACGAACGATTAAAAGAAAACATTTGCGATTTGGATATAGGACTTGATGCGGTCATGGCATTAAAGCCGCGCAAGTTTGATTGGAAAGAAGGCAAAGGCGCGAACATAAAAGATGCGCGTGGTTTTATCGCTCAAGAGTTTGAGCAAGTATTCCCAGACCTTGTTGACGAGTGGCGCGATCCTGCACCGGAAGGCGAGGAACCGTACAAGTCTGTGCGACAGGATTTGATTCCCGTGCTGGTCAAGGCCATCCAAGAACAGCAAGCAATGATTAACGATCTAAAGGCGAAAGTCGCCGCATTGGAGAGTAAGTAATGTCCGACGCAAAGTTAGAAATGACGCTTGAAGAAGCCGTCGCCATCGTGAATCTGCTGGGTAGCCTCCCGACGAGTCAAGGCGGGTTCCCGCTCTGGCAGAAACTGAAGGCGCAGGTGGAGGCGCAGTTGCCAAAGCCGGAAGAGGTGGTCAAGCAATGACCATCAACGTCGCGTTTCTCCTAATCTTCCTAGCCCTTCAAGTGTTGGACATATGGACGACGCTCAAGGCTTTGAAGTTAGGAGGACGCGAGGTGAACCCAGTCTTGGCGAAGTTGTTTGAGAAATTTGATCCTTTAGCCACGATGGTGATGGTCAAACTCGCCGGGGTCTGGGCGCTGTGGTACGTCGATTTGTATGTCCTGACCGGCATCATGTGTGCGGTGTACTTGTGGGTCGTAGATCGGAACTTGGCCGTCGTTAAGAAGTTGCAGAAATGACGGTCGAAGCCAAAGACCTGAAGTTGCTAAAGAGTGACTACACCCACCGGATCAAGTCGGTCGGGGACAGGGTAAGGGGCTTGGAGCGTAGGCTCGACTGGGTTGAGAAGTTGTTGTGGTTATCGGCGGGAGCCGTCATCAGTTGGTTGGTGTCGATTGTGCTACGGAGTGTGTGATGGAAGACGGGCAGATTTTATTCAACATCATTATCGGAATCGCTGGGCTTTTCGGCGGTTGGATTCTGAATAACATCTCCCGTTCTATTGAGCGTCTGGACAAGGACGTTCGTGCGATGCCGTTGACCTACGTGACCCGTGCGGATTACCGCGCTGACATTGAAGAAATCAAAGCGATGCTGATGCGGATCAACGACAAGCTTGATGCCAAGGCGGATAAGGAGTAACCGATGCCCCTCCCTGCTGCACTCCTGCCTTTGATAAAGCCGCTCCTTTCGAACGGTTTAAATCTCGTGGCGAACGCCGTTTCCGCGAAGGGCAAGCAATGGGTTGAGAATAAACTCGGCGTTGAGTTAAAGCCGGATATGTCCTCTGAAGACTTGGCCAAGGTTCAAATGGCCCAGATGGAGCATGAAGAAGAACTGCTTCGGCTACGCATTGAAGAGGACAAGTTGGATTTGGCCAAGACGGAACTTTTCCTCAAGGACGTAGACTCGGCGCGGGATCGTGAGACAGCAATTGCCACCTCGGACAAAGCACCGCTGCTCAACAAGATTGTCACGCCTGTCCTTGCCCTTTCCATCCTGCTGCTGACTTTCATTCTTTTTGGTGTTGTGATGTTCGACAACACTCCGGTTGAGTCCAGCCGCAAAGATATTCTGATCTACATTCTCGGGGTCTTGTCTGCGATCTCTACACAGATCGTGTCGTACTACTTCGGCTCCTCGCAGGGTAGTAAGGACAAGGCAGATCAGCTCAAGGAGGCGCTTAAATGAGTAACGTCTCCGAACAGGCTGGATTCTTGCTTGACATGTGTAAGCTGATTGAAAAGGCGACGGAACTTGGCTTCGTGGTGACGGGTGGCGAGTTGTACCGTACCCCCGAGCAGCAACAGATTCATGTTCGTGCCGGTCGTAGCAAAACGATGAATAGCCTGCATCTAAGCCGTCGAGCAGTAGATTTGAACTTTTTTAAAGATGGCAAGTTGTGCTACGACAAGGCTGAGCTTGCCCCGCTTGGCGCTTATTGGGAAAGTTTGCACCCGCTTAATTCGTGGGGTGGGAATGGAGTTCGCTTGGTCGATACTCCCCACTTCAGCCGGGGTATTGGTAAGCCGGAATGGCGGCGCGTTACTTAATTGGAGATTTAAATGCCAGCCGCAATGACCTTTACCAGTTTGCAGTCGGACATCCGCAACTACCTTGAGCGTGGTGGGGCAACGGACCCGATTGTCTTTGAACAGATTCCGCGTCTCATTACGCTGGCTGAGCGTCGGATTGCGCGTGAGCTGAAGATCCAGGGTTTTCAGAATGTGGTCACGATGACCATGCAGTCTGACGTTGCCGTGTATGCAAAGCCGGATCGGTGGCGCGATACCATCAGCATTAACTACGGCACCGGCACGGGCAACAACACGCGGGTTCAGGTCTATCCAAGATCGTATGAATATGTGCGTGAGTATTGGCCAAACGAAACCGAAACCGACCCGCCAAAGTTTTACGCTGACTACAATTACAACTACTGGATCTTTGCCCCAACGCCCGATGCGGCGTACCCGGTAGAGATTCTGTATTACGAACTGCCGCCGCTGTTGGATGATACGAATCAGACCAACTGGTTGTCGGAGTACGCGCCCAACTTGTTGCTGTATGGGTCGCTTGTGGAGGCGACGCCGTTTGTAAAGGACGACCAGCGCGTACAGTTGTGGCAGTCCTACTACGACCGCGCTTTGGCGGCGTTGAATGGTGAAGACTTACAGAAGATCGTTGATCGGTCTACGAATCGTCGGGAGGCTTAACAGTGCCTAGCTTTACTCAAACTTTCGGCGGAACGAACATCTATCCAAGTGATGTCTCGTACCGTTATGTGTCCCTGACGATTGATCAGGTGCTGGACTGGCCGCTAGAGACTGCGCCGTCAAATGATGTCGTGGCATCCATTATGGATGTTAATGCGACGACGACCAGCCTTGTCATTACGATGCCGGATGCGCGGGATGCAAGTACCGGCGAAACGGTGTTATTTAATAACGTCGGTTCTAACACCTTTACGGTCAAGACCAGCACGGGCGTGCAAATTTGCGCACCCACTTCGGGCAGCACGTTTCAGATTTACCTGACGGACAACAGCACGGAGTCTGGAGCTTGGCGTTCGTTCCAATATGGTGCATCGGCTTCGGCTGCGAACGCGGCGGCACTTGCGGGTCTTGGGCTGAAGGCGATTGCGACGACGCTGAATCAGTCGGTTCCGGTCAGTACTTTTAGCACCACCTACACCGCTGCCACGAGTGACCGTGCTAAGGCATTGGTATGGACGGGAGGCGCAGGGACTCTTGCGTTTGATACTGCCCCTACTCTGGGCAACGACTGGTTTGTCAATGTCCGCAATAGCGGCACAGGCGATCTGACGCTAAACCCAAGCAGTTCAGAGACGATCAACGGTGAGCTGACTCTTGTGTTGTCTCCGGGTGACAGCGCGATTGTCGTTACAAACGGCGTACAGTTTTGGACGATTGGCTTTGGTCAGTCTGCTGTATACGCTTTTAGCTTGCTTCAGATTGATGTATCGGGCAGTGGAAATTACACGCTGTCAATTGCGGAACTGAACAAGACGGCTTATGTGTTTACTGGCACGCTGACGGGTAATCGGGACATCATTGTTCCGACCACGGTGCAGCAATACTGGGTCAGCAATCAAACCTCTGGGTCTTATACGCTTGGAATGCGTACATCTGGTCAAGCCAGCCCCGGTGTCACGGTAGCAGCCGGTGCCCGAGCCATTTTGTACTGCGACGGAACAGATGTGGTGGATGCCGACACGGCAACGATTGCCATTCCGGTTACCGTGGCTCAAGGCGGAACTGGCGCAACAACGGCTTCTGGAGCAAGAACCAACTTGGGCGCAACGTCGATTGGTAACGCGGTCTTTACGGCTGCGAGTACTTCTGCGGCGCAGATTGCGCTGGGTCTTGACCCGATTGAAGGCGGTAGTTACTGATGCCACTTCAGCCGGTCATCGTTCGCTCCGAACCCGGAATTAAGCGGGACGGAACGAAGTTTGAAGGTAACTTTTATGTTGACGGGCAATGGGTCCGTTTTCAACGTGGGTTGCCGCGTAAGATCGGTGGGTATCGCGCACTCCAAGATCGACTGGATGGCATCGCCCGTGGCATGCACATTCACAATCATAATGGTTATACCTATGTCCACATAGGTACGGCAGCGGGCGTGTTTCGTTTTCGTCTCAGCCAGAACGGACAATCCAGCATTGTTACCGATCGCACGTACAGCGGATACGTCGCCAACTCCGATAACCTTTGGCAGTTTGATGTGGCGTTTAACACCACAAACAGTCAGAACGAAATTTTGGCTCATGCAGCGCCAAACATCGAAGACATCTCTTCAGATGCTGCGGGTCAGCTTTATCAAGGTTTTGATAACGGAACGAGCGAGTTGGTCCCGGTTTCTGGCATTACCGTCTCTGGCGGTATCGTAGCCCTTGCTCCGTATGTGTTTGCGTATGGATCAGATGGCTTTATCCAATGGAGCCGCGCAGGGTACACGGATGACTGGTCCGGCGGCGATGCTGGTGAGGCGCGTGTTACGAGTCAAAAAATCGTTAAAGGATTGCCTCTACGATCCGGTGCCGGTAACGCGCCATCTGGACTTTTCTGGTCATTGGATTCAGTCATTCGTGCGACGTATGTTGGCGGTGCTGCTGTATTTCAGTTTGACACCATTACCTCGCAGTCAAGCATCCTCTCTTCGCAGAGCGTGATTGAGTACGACGGTATTTACTTCTGGTGCGGTGTTGACCGTTTCTTGATGTTTAACGGTGTCGTGCGTGAAGTGCCGAACTCGCTGAACCTGAACTGGTTCTTCGATAACCTAAACTACTCTCAGCGCCAGAAAGTATTTGCTTTTAAGGTTCCGCGCTGGGGCGAAATCTGGTGGTGTTACCCGAGGGGTAATGCAACTGAGTGTACGCATGCCGTCATTTACAACGTTCGTGAGAATACGTGGTACGACACGGAACTCCCGAACGGCGGACGCTCTGCGGGTCAATATGCGCAGGTGTTTAGTTCACCCCTCGTAGTAGGTGTGATTGATACCGAAACGGTTCAATTCCGTGGAACGCAAGATACAGAGCGTCGCGTAACAGAAGACGATCAACCGCGAATCATTAATGACCCAAAAGGTTATGTGGTTTGGCAGCATGAATACGGAACGGATGAAATTAATGGCGACAGGATTCGCCCCATACAGTCTTACTTTGAAACGGCGGATATGTCTTTGGTTGCGGCACCTGAGCCACAAAACATGGCTGTTCGTGTTGAGTACATGGAGCCAGATTTTGTTCAGTCTGGAAACATGACCGTACAAGTTACGGGTAGAGCAAATGCTAAAGCAGGCGAAGTAACAAGCGATCCTCAAACAATTTATGCAACGCTAACGGATCGTCAGCAGCAGCTTGTCTACTTCCGCGAGATTCGTCGAGAAATGCGCTTTCGATTTGAGAGCAACACGGTTGGCGGGAACTACCAGATGGGGCAGATCATTGCCCATATCGAACCGGCTACGGGTACGGTCCTTGGAGAGAATCCATGAGAACGCATCGCATCGTAGACCCGCGTGGAATGGACATTCAGTATTGGGCGGATACACTCTGCTTGGATCTGGACGAGTATGCGGTCATTCCGCAACTTTACGATAAGAACAGATGGCAAGATTGGGCGGCGGGTTTAGTAAGTATTAATGGCATCTCGCAGTTGAATCCGCCGTCGCCTTATCAGTTTGACGACTGGCGTGAGTGGGCGCTTCGCTTTTATCAAGTTTTGGACTAGGTGAACTATGAGTCGTTTTTACACCTATGGTGACATCCCTGACGTAAGAGGGGAGTTTTACGAAGAAGGACCCAGTGGTCTTGGTTTTTTTTCTGAACCATCGTTTGACTACTCACCTGTATTTTCGCAGCCTTTAGAAGATGCTCCTTTAAGTTACTTTCAAGATGATCGACAACTAGAGTTGGATCGTCAGGCTGAAGAGAGACGCCAGTTTGAACTTTTTGAAGCACAGCGCAGACAGGCTGAGCAAGAATATGCTCGTCGCCTTGAACAAGAGCGTGCAATTGAACTTGCTCGGCAACAACAGATTGCGCGTGAGCAAGAGGCTGCGCGACAAGCAGAAGCTGCGCGTGTTGCTGAAATGGTCCGTCAGCAGGAGATGGCTCGACAAGAAGCATTAAGACAGCAAGAGATGGCTCGTCAAGAGGCATTAAGACAACAAGAGATTGTTAGACAGCAAGAAATGGCTCGTCAAGAAGCGGAGCGTCAGCGTCAGGCTGAGATTGCTCGTCAGGCTGAACTTCAGAGACAGGCCGAAATGCTGCGCCAACAAGAAATGGCGCGTCAAGAAGCTCTTCGTCAAGCAGAAATGGCTCGTCAACAAGAGATGGCTCGACAACAAGAGCTTGCAAGACAAGAAGTTGAGCGTCAGCGACAAATTGAAGTTGCGCGTCAGCAGGAAATTGCAAGACAAGAGGCTGCTCGTCGCGCAGAAGAATCTCGTCGTGCAGAGGATTTAAGGCGTGTTGAGCAGCAACGTATTGCCGAGGAGACTCGTCGTGCAGAGCAGGCCCGTCTTGCTCGTGAAGCACAACTAGCGCGAGAAGCCGAGGTTGCTCGTAGAGCAGAAGAGGAAGCAACCAGTCGTCGTCAAGCCGAGGCTGCAAGAAGAGAGCAGGAGCGTGTTGCTGCTGAGCAAGCGCGTCTTGAGCAAGAACGGGCTGCTGAAGCGCAGCGTCAGGCTGAGATTCAGCGTCAGGCCGAACTGCAACGCCAAGAAACAGAGCGTCAGGAAGCTGCCCGTCGCCAAGCGGAAATGGCAGAGATGCAACGTCGTCAAGCGGAGCAAGAAAACTCTATGCGTGTTGAGCAAGAGCGTCAAGCACAACTTCAGCGTCAGCAAGAGCTGGCTGATTTGCAGCGTCGTGAAGAGGCTCGTAGGGCAGAAGAAGAGCGAGCAAGAATTCCAACTCCTCAAGAAGAAGTTGCTATTTCACAACCGCCGCTTAGTCAGGTTGGAGATGAGTTAATTCCGCAAGCTCCTCCTGAAGATCCAATGCGTGGAGTTAGTGGTCCGGAAATGTTTCGTTGGTCAGACGGGACATATCACTTTAGACCTGAAGAATCTGGTCAAAGAACTCCAATTGATCAGCTTCCTGACTATTATCGTCGCTTAACTGAAGAGGCTTTGGCTAAGTCGCCTCTGCAAGATATTCCAGACTATATGCGTCAAAATCTTGTAGGGCCGTCTCGCACTCCTCCAGAAATGCCTGAAGAATTAATTCCCACTCCTCGCGGGGAAAATGTTCCGATTTCACCGCTTACCTCGCTGCCTAGTGGCCCAGACCCAATTAGCGACTCTTGGGGATATCGTGGTGAAAATGTTCCGGTAGCGCCGCTTGAAAGTTTACCCGGACCGGGATTGGCTGGAGATGATGGAAGACTTCCGCGTGGGGAGGACGTTCCGGTAGCGCCGCTTTCTGCCCCAACCTCCTCTGGAGCAGCGCCATCAAATTGGCTTGAAAACATGAAGCAATTTACTGGTGGCGCTACACCATCTCCGCTTGCTTACCTTTCAACCAAAGGAACAGGAGGTGCTAACATTCAAGAAGGCACTCCTCAAAAAACGCTTTCTGATCTTCTTAAAGCAAACAAATTTGAAGAAGCATTTAAATTTGCTGAAGCAAACAATCTTCAACAATTGCTTGCTGTTCCTGCTTATCTTAGGGACCTTCGTGATCCATTTACCAAAGAAGAAGCGCAACAGTTTTTAAACGCTGCTCCAGCAAACTTTTTGCCAAACCTTTCCGGTACTGGAAATCTTGAAAAGTTTACATTTGATCCGCGTGGTGCGGCAGAGCGTGGCGCTTTTGGGTGGATGGGGTTTGACGAAAAAGGTCAACCTATTGCATCTGAAACTGGGTTTCCAAGACTTGATGCGGCTTGGAAAGTTGAAGAACTTGATCCTAAAGAAAGCATTTTTCAAAAAATATTTAAAGCTGCTGCGCTTGCCACTGCCGTTGCTGGGGGTGCGCAACTTCTTGGTGGAGTAGGCGGCGCTGGTGGCGCCACGGCAGGTGGGGCTGCTGGAGGTGCTGGAGCAGGTGCTGGCGGATTGGCTCCGGTGATTCCTGCTGGCGTTCTTCCCGGATCGACTGCGGCTGCACTGGGTGGTGGATTGCAGACATTTGTTATTCCCGGAACCGCAGCCGCTGGGGGTCTTGGCGCAGCCGGAACCGCTGGTCTTATTGGCGGCGGACTTGCTGCCTCTCAACTTGGCGGCGGGGCTGCGGCTGCGCCTACGGCATCGACTGCTCCAACCACGCCTGTTGATCCACTTCAAGAAATTCTTGTCACCGGATCAAAAGTTCCCCCCGCTAGTTTAAGCGCAATCGGCCCCGGCACTTTGGCATCTTTAAACTTGATGCGCGGTGTCAGCGATATTCCGGTAGACATTTATGGAAGACCTGTTGAGCCACCTCCGGCAGAAGCTCCGCCTGAAACGCCGCCAGAAGAGCCGCTTAAGGAAATCCTTGTTACCGCACCTAAACCTATTTCTGCCTTAGATATTGCAGCGGGTGCTACGGTGCCTGCGCTTTCTAAAACAATTGCAGACATGGGGTACAGAGCGCCTGCTTTTGAAGGAACTCCGATTGAGAATATCCCTGAAGTTGTTGTTCAAGGAACCGCTCCAAAGCCGATTGACTTAACTTCGGTTGTTGGTCCCTTGACTGCTGCTCAACTAACGCAGGGCTTTACACAGCCTCAAGTTGATCCAACAACGGGTGAACTTAAAGAGCCGCCTAAGACGCAGCAGGAGTTGGATGCTATTGAAGAAGCCTTGAAGACCGGCAAACCAATACCGGGAACTGCAAGCGTTGTTGATAAAATTAAGGACGCTTACGATAAATATAAGAAAATTAAAAGTATTGCGCAGATTCTTGGCGGTCTTGGTGCAGCCGCTACTGGGTATAAAAAACCAGTTGCCACAGCAGCAGCACCCCCCACAGTTTTAGGCGGCGCGTTGCCGAAGTACACTTATGCCCGTCAGCAACTGAGCCCAGACATTGATTACTACACCTACGGCACTCGACCGGAGGCGCGGTTCTTTGAACAGGGGCTTAAATTAGAACAGCCTACGCAACCTGAGCCGCCGCAACTTCCGCCCTCTAAGCCACCGGGTGATGAGCCGGTCTTTGCCACGGGCGGTCTGACGGGCTATGCCAAGGGTGGTAGCAAGAAGTCCCGTTACGTTGCTGGCCCCGGCTCCGGACGGGATGACAAAATCCCGGCGCTGCTGAGCGATGGGGAATACGTGATTGATGCTGAAACGCTGGCTCTGCTCGGGGACGGCTCGACCAAGGAAGGTGCTCGGCGCATGGATAAGTTCCGTGCTAATATCCGCAAGCACAAGGGTCGTGCCCTATCGCGTGGCCGGATTAGTCCAAACGCAAAATCGCCTAGTAAATACATGGGCGGAGGGTTGACCTAATGGGTGTCCTAGACTTTCTTTTTGAGGGCAGCGCCCCGACTCCCGGCACAACGACCGGAACCACCACTGTTCAATTGCCTGAGTGGTACACCCAGTACACCACCGACATGCTGGGGCGTGCTCAAGCAGCCGCAAACCTTCCGTATGCCCAGTATGGCGGTCCTCGGATTGCCGGGTTTACTCCGACTGAGAGAGCCGGGTTTGAGGCTACCAAAGCCGCAGCGGCGGCGTATCAGCCTTTCCTACAGCAAGCCGGTGCCACTTTGGGTCAAGCAGGCGGAGTTAGCGGGATGGCAGCGGCTGAGCCAACATTTGCCCAAGCGGCGGGTATGAGAGGTGCCGTTACGGCAGCGCCTTATTTTACTCAGGCCGGAGGGATGTCTGGATTAACGGCAGCTCAGCCCATGTTTACGCAGGCCATGGCTCCGATTCAGCAGGCCGGTCAAGCATCGGCAGTAACCGCAGCCAGTCCCTTCTTGGCCGGTGCAGCTCGCACGTTCCCGCAGGCGGCTCAGGAATACATGAGTCCCTATCTCAAAAACGTCGTGGAGCAGATTGGCGACATTGGCGTGCGTCAGCTTCAAGAGAAATATCTTCCAGCGGTCGGCCAAGAGTTCATCCAAGCCGGTCAGTTTGGCGTGGGTCCGGGCAGCACCCGCATGGGCGAGTTTGGCGCTCGGGCGTTGCGCGATGTGAACGAAGCCATTATTGCCGAACAGGCCAAGGCGCTACAGGCGGGATACGGGCAGGCTGCGGACATTTACGGTCAGGATGTGGGTCGCTTGGCTCAGCTTGCCGGTACGGTCGGTCAGCTCAGCACGGCGGATTACAACCGGCTTCTTGAAAGCGGTGTTCGCATTGCCGACATTGGCGCAAAGACTGGACAGCTTACGAGTGACGATGCACAAAGACTGGCCGAGATCGGAAAAGTAACAGGCACTCTTACGCAACAGGATGCCGCCAACCTTGCGCGAATCGGAGAGGCAAGAGGTCAGCTCTCTCAGCAAGATGCTGCCAATCTTCAGGCGCTGGCATCGAAGTACTCCATGCTCGGAGAGGCTTCTCAAACGATGGGCTTGCGAGGCGGAGAGGCTATTACCGGCGTTGGCGAAAAAGAGCGTCAGATGCAGCAGGCCAATCTCAACTTGGCCTATCAGGACTTCTTGCGTCAGGAGCAGTACCCGAAAGAGCAGATCAAGTTCTTGTCGGATGTGCTTAGTGGCGTGCAGTTGCCTTCAACAACGGTTCAGACCAAAACAGAAATGCCAGCAATGCCGGGGGGTGCTTCTGGAATTGAAAAAGCAATCTCTGGTGGGACCGGAATAGGAACTCTTATTGATTTGTATAAAAAGTTCTTCCCATCCGGGTCAAGCGGCTCAACTACTATGCCAGACGTAGATTATATAGATGAGCTTCGACGGCTTGGCATTTTGAAATAAGTTTAGGGAAAGATACTTATGGACAGAGAAAAAGCCGCACTGCTTGGTCTTCCTTATGAAGAGGAAGGGGTTGAAGCTCCTTTATCCGGCATTAGCTATCGCGATCTTTTGCGTAAACGCCTTCAAAAAGATATTGAAGAGTCTGAAACGGAAGAGAGCCAAAGCTTTCAAACTGTCCTTAACAACATTGAACTGGCCAAGCAGCGTCTTTTAGCTCAGCCTTCGCGCCAAGAGACTCTTCAGCAAATAGCGTCCAAGCTGACGCAGCCTAGGGGGCGTACTGATCCGCGCTTTTTCGAGCGGCGAAACCTATACACGTTCTTGCGTGATATTGGTGAGTACGGATCTGAGCGAGAGGCTGCGCAAAAGAAGGCACAAGAACAAGCGGCTAAGCTTGAAGATCTTGCTGCTAAGTACAAGTTTGAGCGTGCGCAAGAGCGCGGCAGTAAGGCTCGCCAGTTGATGGCGCAGTACTTGTCGAAGGAAGAGGCTGAACTTCCTTCTGAGGTTCGTCAGGTTGAGTACTATCAAAACATTGTTGCAAATCCCAATCAGTTTGCTCCAGACAGAGTTCAGTTTGCAAAAGACTGGCTTGCAAAAAATGTTCGTGTTCCGGAAGACGGAAAAGATAAGACTGGGCTTTCTCCGGCTGAGATTAGATCTATTGGTATGGAAGTTCGATCGCAGACTGACCCAGCTAGAGAAAAAGTTGGTTTCGCAAATGATGCCCTTGGCAAGTTAAAGCTTGCTATGGAGGGTAACCCGCAGGCCGAGGTTCAGGTTGACCGTGCTTTGGCAACGCTTGCTGGCGATAAGCAACTCAGTCTTGCGGAAGTTCAGAGCATTACCGGAGCTGGGTCTTTTGCTCAGCGCGTAACTAACGCTATCAGCAAGTTTTTTACTGGCGGCGCTGGCGAGCTTACAAATGAGCAGAAAAAAGAACTTCTTGAGTTTTACGAAGATTATTACGGTAATGCCTTTAACAACGCTAGGGAGCGTGTAAAAAGAATTTATTCTGGCACTGGATATGAAGCTTTGCCAGAAGACATCTTTGGCTCTCGCTATGTAACTATTCGTGAGAAAAGAGAAAAGCAAGAAAGAGAGGCAGCTTCTGCTAAACCGGAAGGCGGGTCTATTAGCACAAGCACCGGCAAAACAGGCAGAAAGGTAGATTAATAGGGGACTTCGATGGCTAATAATGTCTACGTAATTGCTGGCCAGAAGTACGCATTTGACGAGCCGCTGACCCCAGCAGAGCTGCGCGAACTTGAGGAAAAGCTTGGCGGCAAGCCTGCTGCTCCTACGCCCGCTCCTGCTCCTGTTGCGGCTCCTGCCCCTGCTCCCGTTGCTCCCAAAAAGCCGGGAGAACCTACCGGCACGCTTGAGTACCTTTGGAATGCTGCGAAAAGAGGTGTAACGGGGACGACTTCTATGCTTGGCGCTGGATATGAAACCGCCGTCGAGATGAATAGAAGACTTGAGGAAATGGCCGAACGTGCGCGTCGTGAAAAAATGGGGGTTAGAGAGCGTTTACAAATGTTTCGCGAAAGCGATTACTTCCCAAGCCTTTCTGAACTTGCAGAAAAGTATGGCGAACAACAGCGTAGAGCCGCTCGTGTAACTGGCGCTCGTGATTTAACGGCTCCGGGTCCTGTGACAGAAATTGTTGGAGCTGGTGTTGAGGCTGCGACAGATCCGTTTGGTTTGGTAGGTAAACTAAAGGCCATTCCAACAATTGGCCGCGCTACTGGTGAGTTCTTAACCGGCGTTTCGGCGGACATTGCAGGTCGTGGTGGCGCTGCGGCTGAAAAGGCCATTACTGGCGAGGAGTCAGGAACAGGTCGTTTAGTAGCCTCTTTGGCGGGCGGTGCTGCAAGCGCGTCTCAGCGCGAGGCTTTAGCAAAACTTGCTGAAGAAGTAGCTGAAAAGGCAAGGCAAGTACCGCTGCGCGCTTCCTCTGTCAAGGCGGAAGAAGATTATGCCAAGGGCGCTGCCAAGCGGTTGCTTGAATTTGCAGCTAAAGAGCAGGGCGCTAAGTCCATTGACGAAATTATCGCTGAAGCTGGAGAAGCCTCTCGTTTTGCTGCGGGTAAAGAAGCGCCGTTGCTTGTTGCTATGGCGGATAACCCTGTAATCAGGCAGCAGGTCATTAGGCTTGCCAAGAGCGATCCTGTATTTCGCCAACAAGTTAATGAAACACTGGCTTCGCTTCGTGGCGACATGCGTGCAAAGGTTGAGAAGATCTTTGGCGTTCGTTATGAAGCTGGCGGCAAAGAAGCGTCGATTTTTGAACCGGGATATGTTCCGGGTAAAGAGCCTCCAAAGGGTGTTGATGTAGGAAACGTAGCCCAAAGACGAGAGGCACTAACTCGACGTATTGAGGATATTGCGTCTGGGTTTGAGCCTACTAAGTCCAAGGAAGAGATTGGCGCTAGCATTGAAAGTCTTGTTGAAGACAAGAAAAAGCTTGCTCGTCAGGAAGTTTCTCCCGAGTACGAAAGCCTTTTGGCAGAGGCCCGTAGTTCTGGTGTAAAAATGCCGCCAGAGGGCGTTGGTACTATTTACGACTTTGTTCGTCAAAACAATTTGCGCGACATTTTTGGAAAAGGAACAGACCTTGACCGTCGCATCATGGGCGTTTTAGCTCCGAAAGAAATGCCTGTTCCGGGAACTGCTGAAACCGTTACCGAACACTTGCCCATGAGCTTTGACAACGTAGAGTCACTCAAGAAGGCAATTAACGAACTCAAGCGGCAGCGTATGAGCGAAGACTCAATGCGCAAAGTTTTGCAGCTTGAAGAGGTGGTTGACGAAGCTCGTAAGACCATACCTGGAGACTTTAGCGACAGGCTTAACGCAATTGACTTGAAATACTACGAAAAGGTAGGCGTGCCGTTTGGCGCTCAAGGCGTTAAAGATATTGACTCCAAAAAGTACGCGACTCAGGTTGCTCCTGTCATCGTTAAGAACAGCGAGTCTTTTGATCAGTTTATCCGTGCTGTGGGAAAAGAGCAGGGGTACAAGATTGCCGAAGACTCCATTATTAGTGAGATTTACGATAGAGCGGTTAAAAACGGTGAGTTAAATCCCGGCGCTTTGGCCAAGTATCTCAAAACTAAAGAGGGCATCATTCGTCAGATTCCGGGTCTTGAGGACAAGCTTCGCACGGCTCTTTCCGACGATTCTGCTTTAAGAGCAAGGATTAGCCAGCTTGACGACGCTGCGGCTGCGGCTGAAAAACGTATTGCGGATAACGCGCTGACTAAGTTCGATGCGCCTAACTACAACGCGCTTGCTCGTTCTTTTATGGTCGATCCCAAGTCGCGTGAGAAGCTGCTGCGGGATATTGGTGACTTGGACGCTGATTCTGCCAAGGCTGTTCGTCGAACTCTTCGTGCTGAAGTTATTGCTTTGGCAGATGAGAACCCGGCTGGGTTTATGGATTACTTGATGAATCCGGCGAACAAGGATGCCTTGGACAAGATCTTTGGCTCTGCGTTCCAGCCTGCCTTGAAAAAAGTAGGGTTGATGGCTGACAAGCTTTCTCAAGCCGATATCAGCAAGGTAGGCGTTGCCGTAACTAAAGAAGACCTAGACCCGCTAGCAAAACTGGCTCCGGGCTTGGATATTCCCTACATCTCGTCAACTTTTCGAGATCGCATCACGAGCTTGCCGCAAAAGATTGTTCGATTGATGTCTCGTGTTAACTCTGCGCGTCTGTTGCAAAAAACCGACGAAACGATCAAGGAGCTATTGCTTGACCCGAACGGGGTGCAAAAGTTGGCCAACGTAGCTACGGAGATCGACTTCTCACTAAATGCTGCGGATAAAGTCAAAAAGCTGGGGAATGCTGTTGCGGCGGTATTGCCACGCGCTTTCTACACCTCCGGAAAAACTGCCGTAGCCGGAGAGGAACGTGAGCAGCGTGCTGAAGAGCGACGCAAAGAAGTTAGCTCAGATATCGTTTTAGGCGGCTTTGAGGATGAGTTTGGACAACCATCAGAGAGTGGTGCCCCGCCTATTTCTGCTCCGCCAGAAGCTCCTGAAGAGGGAGCTGAGCCTTACAGCTACGAAAGCCTGACCAGCAATCAGGTCAACGAACTGGGGCGCTATCTCGATTCTTTGGGCATCAACAAAGACTTCTTGATGAATCCCCAAACATTTAATTCCACCCCCATAGAAAAGCGTAAGCAATTGTTTGCGCGGCTTCAAGCGAAAAACATGGCCCGTGGCGGAGTTATGTACACACCTGCTGAGCAGAACTTGCTAAGAAGGTACGCAAGCAGGTAGAGTCAACCCCATGAAAAAGCGGGAGAAGTACATCCCTGTCCAGATTGAGGATGGGAAGTGGTACCGCATGAGGGGTTACACGCACACGGAGTGCTGTGACTGTGCACTTGTACACAAGGAAGAGTTCCGCGTGGTGGACGGCCATATTGAATGGCGGGCTGTTAGGGATGACAAGGCTACGGAAAAACGCCGCAAGGAACTCGGCATCAAAATCACCAAGAAGTAATCATGCCCAAATACACAGACGATTCCGAGTTTATAGATGCTTGGAAACGGTTTAAGAAAGCGAGCTTAATTGCCAGACACTTCAAGATGAATGTCAGATCCGTCTACGACAGGCGACGGATAGTAGAGCAAAAGTACGGTATTTCTCTTGTAAGCGGTCAAAAAAGCACGCCTTCCAGTAGCATCAAAAACCAGATTGGCGACAGGCTTAACGAGCTGGCCAAGACTCGACAAGAAAAGTATGAATTAGAAATGTCCGACACGCTAAAGGATGGCGTGTTGATGATTGCTTCGGACTGCCATTATTGGCCCGGTATTGTCACCGCTGCCCACAAAGCCTTCTGCAAGTTAGCCAAGCAGCTTAGTCCAAAAATGGTGATTCTGAACGGGGACATCTTGGACGGCGCTCGCATTAGCCGTCATGCGCGGATCATGTGGGAAAAGCAACCGCTGATGAAAGACGAAATCGCTGCCGTTCAAGACCGATGCGCAGAGATTGAGCGGGCTGCGGGTAAGGCTAAGTTGATCCGCACCATCGGTAACCACGATGCCCGGTTTGAGAACTACCTCTCTAGCCGCGTGGGCGAACTGGAAGAGATGACGGGCATGACCTTGCTTGACTATCTGCCCCGCTGGCGTGCTGGGTGGGCGATACATCTCAACAGAGAAACTGAGGGCTGGCTTACCATCCGGCATCGACCCGTATCCGGTGGGATACACGCTTCCTACAACAGCACCTTACGAGCGGGCGTGTCCTACGTTCACGGACATCTTCACAAGCTTCAGGTTACGCCTTGGGCGGACTATCGCGGTCGAAGATACGGCGTAGACACAGGGACGCTTGCGGAGCCATACGGGCCGCAGTTCAACTACTGTGAGGCTGGCCCCGTCAACTGGGCGTCTGGATTTGCCGTTGTGACGTTTGTGGGCGGTAAGATGCTTCAGCCTGAATTGTGCGTCGTCGAACATGGCAAGGCTTGGTTCCGAGGGGAAGAAGTATGACGCGCTGTGCGCAATGCCGTCACTTTATCAAGACTTATGACGATGAGGGGTGGTGTTCTCACCCCAAGCATTCAGGGTTTGTAGCGTTGCAATTCAACGAAGAGCGTTGCCAAGGGCATGGTTTTGTTAAGGAAAGCGAACCCCGCTTATCTCCACCCGCTGAGCCTGTAAAGAGTCTACATACGCCGTAATGATGGCTTCGATGAACTGATCAAACTGGTCAGGCTTAAAGTCCATAAAGTTAGAAACGCCACAAGCTTCGATGAAATGCCCCGCCGCTGCTGAGGCATCGTTAATGGCGATCTGTTCGTTTGGTGTCTTGTCGATCATATAGCTATCCATGCACCGTATTGAACAAAAGCGTGCCGGAGGTCGGCTCACTCCCGGCGGAGCTGAGTACAGAAACCCGCGCTCCTCCCGTCTGCATATCTTGCATAAATTTGACTTCAACAATTTCTGTGTACTTCCCATTCTTACGAACCTGAATCTCGACTGGCTTTAATAGCGAATCCGCTTTGGAAATTGCATCTACCGTGTTTGCCGGAAGGATGCCGGGACCACTCATTCTTCTGCGCCACCACTTGAGCGCCTTTTCCTTGGGATAGCCCTTGTGGTCAAAGCAAACCCACTCTCGGTACACCTCCATCCCGCAGCGATACTCCACGCGCATTGAGTCAGGCTTACCGGCCTTCTTGTGTATCCTATAAGCTACGCTGTTGGTTTTTAGCCATACTGCCGGGGAGTCAAAAGTCATCGCTGGCAGCGTCGTAGCCGTCCGGTCTATCTCGGGTTCCGTAGGGGGCCAAACGTACCCACAGTCGGGGCATTCAGAGCACCCGGCGAATACGATGCTCTCGCACTTGGGACAGTCTTTAGTCGGCGCTACGCCCTCTCCGTCGCCTTTACGGGGCTTCTTGGGGTTTACCCTATCCACAGGCCCATGTCGGGCGATATTGCCTGCAAAGTCCAATACGAGGCAGTTATCTTTACCCACGAAGTTACGCATTCCACGGCCCATGATCTGGATGTAAAGGCCGGTCGATTGGGTAGGCCGCAGCAACGCCAGCATGTCCACGGCAGGAGCGTTAAAGCCCGTTGTCAGCACCCCCATAGACGCAATGGCACGGATCTTGCGAGCCTTGAAGTCGGCCACAATCTGATCTCGCTCTGCGATAGGGGTGTCCCCAAAGATGGTCGCGCAGTCAATCCCGTGGCTACGGACTAGCTCAGCGATATGGATGGCATGACTTACGCCCGAGCAAAAGAGCAGCCATGACTGCCTGTCGGCCCCGTAAGAGACGATCTCTCGCACTACGGACTCATTAACGTCTTTACGGTCTACGGCCCGCTCTAGCTCTCCGGGGACAAACTCGCCGCCACGGATGCTGACCCCGCTGACGTCAAGACGGGTCTTGGGCTGCTTGGACATCAGCTTGGTCAAGTACCCCTGCTCCACCATGTCCCGTAGGTCTGCCTCATACGCCACGGCATCGAATAGCGCGTTCTCTCCCGAATGCAGAAGCCCAGAGTCAAGCCGATATGGTGTTGCAGTCAACCCAACCACCCGCACATGCGGGTTCATAATCTTCAAGTTGTTAAGGAACTTTTGGTACATCGTGTTGGTCTTTCGTGGGATCAGATGTGCCTCATCCACGAGCACAAGGTCTACCTTCGTAAACCGAGAAGCCTTGTTGTAGACCGACTGAATCCCGCAAAACACGATTGACGGGTCATATTCTCGCTTCTTGAGTCCAGCAGAATTGATACCCGCAGGAGCCTCTGGCCAAAGAGTCTTTAACTCGTCGTAGTTTTGCCGGATCAACTCACGAACGTGCGTAATGACAAGAATCTTGGTGTCGGACCACTGCGCTAGAATGCGTTTGCAAAAGTCCGCGATCACCACGCTCTTACCTGTTCCGGTAGGAAGCACGATCAGCGGGTTGCCCTCTTCCTCCTGAAAGTACTTCAGGGTGCTATCAATGGCCTGTTCTTGATATGGCCTTAATTGAATCATGCGTCGAACTCTGCTTTTGGCAAGTTTTTAAGAATCTTTACGGCAAGCGTTTTAACAAGCTCAAGTTCAGTTTGTGACTGCGAAATGATGAGCGCGTAGGCGTAGACATCTAAAGCCTTCATCACAAGGTATAGATCGTCGCCGGTAACAAAAAACTCTGCCTCTACGTCCTCTTCGCTAAAGTCTTCGTCATCTATTTCGTCGCGTCTATCCATACCGTGCCGTCCTTCATCAGATACTCGACCCAGTTCGGCCCCGAGTTTATCTGTTCTCCGGGAATGATGTCCGGCACAAAAAGATGGTGATCGCAGCCCTTGAGCTGTGCTTCTGTGTCTAACTCCTTGTTATGCCATTCGCACTTCCATCCACCTGTCTTGAGCGGACTACTGTGTAAACAAGTGCGACATGACTTTTGTCTTGGAATTTCATCCTCGTGGCATAGGCTATGGAAAGTGCAGTATTTGCACTCGTGCCACGCAGGGTCTGAAGAAATCTTGCCCGCCGGTCGCGGTGAGAAAATGATGCGTCGTGCTTTCTCAATAAACTTCTCGGCATCGCCACTGTTGTATTCAGTGACAACACTCGTAATGTCCCGCACCCCCGGACTCGCTGCCGTCAAGTAATGCTTCTTGGCTTCAAAAAAGTGCATATAGACCTGAGCCTGTGCGTAATACACATAGTCCCAGTTCTTCAACGCTTCGGCTTCGCCCTTAGTTGCTTTGAGCGATATCAGCTTTTTATACTTCGCCTCGTTGATGACTTTGCATTCCCAAACGTAAAGCGTCTCTGGATCTTGCAATAGCCCAGTAAGCAGTCCGTCGCAGTTGCCGCGAAAATGTCCGCCAAGTGCCTCAAACGAGTGCTGAACACCGGGTTCCTTTTCCGTGGAAAGGTCAACTGAAGGGATGGCCTTCAGCAGCGCTGCAACTACCTGTTCGCCCCGGTGTCCATCATTAATCCTGCGCAGCCCTGCGGCTTCAATAAAGCCCCGCTTGACCCAGCGTAAACTAAGCCAGAGCTTGCGATCGCAGACATCCCCAATTGAGGATGCGCCTAAATAGTTCCTTGCTCGACTCTCTTGGGACGACTCCATCACAGAGTCCATAGCCCTCAAGGTCGGATCTTCGATCTCCGGTAACTTGACCATGCCCACTCCAAAAGAGGGCGCGACATCTAGCAAGTGGGGGATAGCAAATAAATGCTAGCCAAATGCCGCGCCCTTGTTTTACTTCTTGTGACGTTCCCAAGGCTTCGGCGCAGGGGCAGAAGCGGCAGGAGCAGACTCTGCTTTTGGAGCAGCGCCATCGGCCTTCAGGTAAGAAGCACGAGTCTCAAGACTGCCCTGCTTGTTTTCCTTGTGGGTAATGGCAACTTTCAAAGGCTTAAAGTGAAGCTGATCGGAGTCGGTCGGCAACGTCGCAAAGTTCAGTGCTGCGGAAATCGCTGCAAGCTGCTTCTTAGCCACTTTGACGGTGACTTCGTTTTTGTTAAAGAGGTTGAGCCTCTCCCAAAACTTGCGACCAGTGTACTTCGGGCCAAGAATTTCAAACTCTAGCCACAAGTATTCACCGTCGCCCGCTTTGGTAGAGCGCATCTCAGATTGCACGATCTGCATCGTGTACTCGCCTACCGGAAGAATCTCCGGAGCGCCATCGTTCAGACCTTCAAAATCAGCAGGATTTAAATTTAACTTAGCCATGTTATTCCCCAATCACGTTTGACATCGCCGTGCTGAGTGCATCGGCAAACTTGCTATATTCAAGCGGAAGCGAATCAGGCAGAGGCCATCTTGATTTGGCTTGCCAGCCCGGACGTTCCTGCGTGTAAAGAACACGATTACCACTACCCACCGCACGAGTGACTTTTTGGTTAAACCCAACATCGCTCTTGACGGTCGAGTACTGTTGATTCGCAAACATCAGAATGTCGCACCACTCAGCAATTAGACTCGCGCTGCCGTGATGCAGATCAAGTTGATAGCGATCGTATGGGTCAGCGAGCGGATCATCGAATCGCTTGACCTGCGTATGCGCGAGCAAAATGACTTGCATATTTTTATCGGAACGCAAGTGATCAAGTCCATCCAGAATTTGCCGCCAGTAGTCGGTTGCAGCTTTATAGCCACGACCATATCCAATAGCGTCAATCGTAGCGACGTTGTTATCGCGAGCGACTTTCTTGTGAACCAACTGCTCTGCCCAGTCAGCAGAGTCGATAACGACCGTTGCGTAGTCGTGATCTTCAGAGGCCAACGAACCAATTGAGTCCATGATGTCCTCAAAGGACTGGCACTGTGGAAATGCCATGACGTTGATCGCGTCAAGTCCTTCTTCGGTTTGGATGAACACAGGGTTCGGGGCTTGTGCGGCAAAGGTTGACTTGCCAATACCGTGAGTCCCATAGACCACGATTCGCGGCGGTCGCGCTACGCCAGTCTTTTTCAGGCTTTTTAGTGAAATAGCCATTTCATGCTCCCATGACAATAGTTACGGTTGTTTTTGCAGGCTTGACGGTCAATGCCGGAGCCAAGATCTTGTAAAGTGCTGGCTCGTTATTAGCCAGATACTTTACGCCGGGTTCATCAAGCGCCCGCTTTACAGGCCAGAGCGATTCAGGAATCTTGTTCGACACTTGGTCAAACAATTCCCAGTCGATCTTACGATTGATTCGCCCAGTGATCGTGACCTTGTAGGTTCCGACAGAGTGCGTCTTGCTTCCTTCTTCCCGCTGCCCCAAAACGGCAACGAGTTCTTCTTCGAGTGCTATCCGACGTTGTTCAGCTTCGCGTTCATCTTGTTTCGCTTTGAACAGGTCTTCAGCAATTTCAATTTCAGTTCGCATTTTCAAGTTCCTTGTTTCACCGGACAACCCGGTAAGACAGAACATACGCCCCCTTGTGACGGAATGCAAGCAGTGGCAATATGTCACCGCCCGAGGAGGTCGGAATGTCTCTTAAAGAGTGGTTGGAACGAAATAACTTGACGCACGCAGAATTCGCTGCTATGTGCGGGTGTACCCGTGCCGCCGTATCCCGGTGGGTGTCGGGGTCAAGAGCGCCGTCGCCCAAGTGGCTGAAGGTAATTGAGCGCAAAACAAAAGGTCAAGTCGTTGCATCTGGCGATACGTCGTCAGATCGTGAAAGAGCTTTTCTTCAGATTTATCGAAAAGGCTACACCGTATCGGCTGCTGCAAAGAAGTTACGCATTCATCGCAATACGTTGAGCCGTTACTTTTCTGGGCAGTCCTACACGCCATCGGACATTGTTTCAAAGATTTATAAATTAGCGGGGTTGGAATGATTGACATCGTGATTCACGGCAAGCCGGTGGGCAAGGCTCGACCGCGTTTTGGCCGAAGAAAAGATGGTGGTGTAATGACATACACGCCGCGTGAAACAAAGAACTACGAGCAGTCTGTGGCTGCGCTAGCTCAATGCGCCATGATGGGAAAGTCCATGATGCAGGGGCCATTGCGTGTCACGATTAGTGCGTACTTTCAGCACAAGACAAAAACGGGATATCACATATCGCGTCCAGATCTCGACAACATCGTCAAAGCAATCCTAGATGGTTTAAACGGAGTTGTGTTTGAAGATGACGCAGCAGTCGCTTCAATCGTGGCAACGAAGCAATACGGTGAAGAGCGAGTAGAGGTCACAGTCGAAAATGTCTGACTCTTACGTCGATCAATACGCCTCAAAGCTGGTAGACGGCGGCTATCGCATCATTCCTATCATGCCGGGAACCAAGCGTCCCGGTCGTTTCGATGGGGAGAAGTGGGGTGATTTGGCTCGCTGGACAGAAATCAACGCCCATCAAGTCCATGTCGATCTATGGTCAAAGTGGCCGGGGTGCGGCCTTGGTATTCTGACCGGAGAGGTCGTTGCCGTTGACATCGACATTCTGGATGAATCCATCGCCATCGCAATTGGTGAGGTCTTCCAGAATAAACTGGGACGCACTGATCTGATTCGCGTCGGCAAGTCGCCCAAGGCGCTCTATCTCTATCGAACTTTAGAGCCGTTTACCAAGATTTCCTTGCACCCCATAGAGGTCTTGGGACAGGGCCAGCAATTTGTAGCCTATGCTACGCATCCCGAAACGGGCAGACCCTACAGCTGGCCTCTGGACGCTCCGCATCAAGTCCCGGTTCAAGCGTTGCCACTTGTTACCCGAGAGCAAGTCCTAGAGGCTGCGGAGGAAGCGTATAAGACTTTGCCGCCGTCCATGCGACGTACCCGTCTCGTCACTACGGTTATTCCAGACAAGGATGCCAAGACCTCTTACGACGGTTTGGTAGGCACTCTGGCTGCGGTTGAGGACGCGCTGAAGTTCATCCCGAATCCAGACCTGTCGTGGGACGATTGGAACCGCATCGGTATGGCTATCTACTGCGCTACCGAAGCCAAGGGACTGCACATTTTCGACCAGTGGTCACGCTCATCCGGTAAGTACAGCAGCTCAGAAACCACTCAAAGGTGGGATCATTACAGCAAATCCCCGCCGTCGAAGATTGGTGCAGGGACGCTTTATTATCACGCGCAACGTAATGGTTGGTTACCGCCGCCCCATCTGGATCTGAACCCGATCAAAGCGGTCAAGGTAGATCTGACGGGGTTGAAAGAGCCTAAGCGATTACCCAAAAGCTCAAAGGAAAACTTTCCGCAAGACTGGTTCACAAGTCCCTCTTTGGTAGGGCGAGTGGTCCGTTGGGTCAACTCTACAGCGCAGCAACCTCAACCAACCTTTGCGTTGATGAACACGCTCTGCATGTTTGGCGCGATCTTTGGGCGGCGATATGCCATGGCTCATCTCAACACGCGCTGCAATCTGTTCTCTATCGCCGTCGCCAAGCCGGGTGCGGGTAAGGATCATTCTCGTCAGCGCATTAAAGAACTCATGGCTGCGGCAGGACTGCATCAACTCATCTGCGGCGACCGCTTCAGCTCGGGCGTGGCGATTCTTCGGACGCTGCATGACTTTCCCTCACGCATCTCGCACCTTGACGAAATGGGCCTGTACCTTCAGAGCTTGATCGCCAAAAACGCCGCGAGTCATCAGCGCGACATCATTAAAACCTTGCTTGAGGTCTACTCTAGCAGCAGCGGTATGTATCACGGGCAGGAGTACGCCGATGCCGTGAACAGGGTACGACTCGACATTAATCAGCCTAACTTTAACTTCTTCGGCACTACAACGCCGCGCACATTGATCCCGGCACTTAACTTCGACATGGTGGACAACGGCACTCTGAGTCGAATCCTGTTGATACCCCCGTTTGAGGATTACCCCGAGACGCAGATTCCTCAGCTTACTTCGCCGCCAGAAGACATTGTGAAAGACATTATGGACTCTTACAACGTCGTCCCGGCAGGGCTTGGCAACTTAACCAACATGCCATCGCTCCCAAGCTCTCCCGTCGTCACCATGACAGTTCATTGGGAAGAAGCCGCGTTTGAGGAATACAAGCTGGTCAAGGATTGGCAGATTAAGCAGTCTCGAAACGAGGATGCGCTCTGGGTGCGCTACAGCGAAATTACGGTCAAGATTGCCATGATCGAAGCCATTGCTCGTGATCCGGTTTCTCCCACCGTGACCTTTGAAGTCTTCAAGATGGCTAATGATCTTGCCCGTTGGTCGTTTAACTACACCGCAGACCTGCTAGTCCGAGAGGTAGCGGAAAACGAAATTGAAGCCTCGCATAAGAAAGTGCTGAACTTTATTCAAAAGCAGGGCGAATCTGGTGCAAGCAGTACGCAACTCGCTAAGTCTATGCAAGGCATGAAAGCCCGTGATCGAAATGAGATTCTTCAGACCCTGTTGGAATCTGGCGACATCTTGGAAGAGGTCATCAAGAAGGACGGTCCCGGTCGTGACCGCAGAGTCTATCGGGCAAGGAAGTAAAAAAATCCCCGGAGGAACTTGCGCTCAACTCCGGGGTAACATTCTCATAGGAGAATAACGAGATAGCACGCCCCGAGGCTACTCTCTTGGATCTTGATTTGCAAGCCACGAGACATACCACATCGTCTTGCGGGCATCCTGCTCCACAGCGTCCTTATGCCCAAGTCGCCAGAGATACGCCACTGACGTACCCTTCAGAAACCCGCGCCACTCGTCTTCGGTCAGCATCGACCGGATGGCATCAATGCACTCAATCTCGCCCTTCCGGTAATGGCTCGGATTTACCGGATCGCTTTTTGGCTTTTCGCTTGGCGTGGCTGAGTTTGGCCATTCGCTGGTAGTGGGATTTAGGTCGTCGCTTTTTAGCCCCGGTAGCAGCGCTTCCACCTCGGCTTCCGATAGTCGCCAAGTATTCTCGGATGGCATCTTTATCTCCTTTCATTTCTCAATAACTCCAACTCTGCCTTTAAAGTAATAATTTCCTGCTCCAACACCGCTGCCTCATTCCACATTCCGTGTGAACGAATTTCAGCCAGAGCAAACTGAACCTTCTTGTCCTGCGACTGACCGTAACCCCATGGCGCAGCCTTTAGCTCATTTTTCCACGACCCCGGAGGGCTTTGATTGTCGATCATTGATCATTACTCCCACTTCTTGCGTGACCTTTTCAACCACGCTATCCCACGGAGCGATCATGTTTTCCCTTGGAAAAATTCTTACGCTAGGGTACCAAGCACTACGATCGCCCCTTACGTTGCCCCAGTACCAAAGCTTGTTTGCATCCATCAACAACACCGGAACACCTAGCGCACCGGCCAGATGAACCGTTGAACTACTAATGGCTACGATCACATCACACAACTTGCAAAGCGCAGCCAAACCTTCAAAGTCATTACTTAGATTTACCGAAGAGGTCTGGATGTTTACTCCATTCTTCTGATTAAAATAATCAACTGCCTTCTTGTCGCTGCCGTATTGCAGGTTGATTAGATTCACATCTAACTGCATGACAGATAACAACCGCTCAAGATCAATACTCTTGTGTGGTCCGATCTTCGGGGCTGCGCTCACCCAAGATAAACCCACCGTCAGCTTGTTCGGATCAAGGTCAAGTTCCTTGCGATACTTCTCCACCAGCTCCGGGTCAGCCTTCAAATACTTCCGGGCAGCGTAGTACTCAATGTCATCCAAGCTCTTGATAAACGATCTGCCAATGCTTGCAAACGGAATCTGCGAGGTATGCAAATCAGATTTAACTTGATCAATGCTCGACATGAAGTTCACATCCGGCATCGAGCGACTGAATAGCGAGATCAGTCTCGGGTCAACCATCGCCGTCACATAATCTGCTCGCTTGCGAATCGACGGAATCAACGATCCGTAAATGATCATGTCACCGATGCCCTGCTCGCCCCACACAAGCACGGACTTGTGCTCGCTATCGAGCGACCATTGCGGCTTTTGTGTCACTAGGCGGCGGCTCTTGAATCTGCTGCTGCTCCATCGCTTCTCGTACAGAGGCCAGCCCGTCTCGAAGTCGTTTAATTGCAGAGCAAGCAATCCCAAAATCCAATTTGAATTCGCATCGTCTGGTGAAAGTTCGTTGGCCTTCAAGAAATCTTGCTTCGCCAGATCCCACCGTCGCATCTCCCAATTCGCAGCCCCTCGCTGCACATAAGCCAGCGTGTAGTCGGGCTTCATCTGCGTGACTTTAGTAAAGTCTTCGATGGCCGCGTCGTACTTCTGCTGCTCTGATTTCACAACACCGCGATTAACGATGTCTTCAAACGTCAGCGCGCCACGACGCTCAGCGGCATCATAATACTGCTCCGCTTCTGCAAATTTTCGCTCAATCTGAAGCAACCGCGCCTTGGCACGATACGCAACAATGTCTTTTGGATTAAGCGAGATCGCATAGTTGCAAAGGTCCATGGCTTCAGCGTACTTACCCGCTTGAAACTTGGCTTCGATCTGCTGAATAGCACGTTGATGTTTGGTAATCATATTGTTGATGCCACCGCCATCCATTCACGACCGTAATCCACATCGCACCAGTCCTTAAACCAAGGACCTCCGCGTGTGAAATGCACTGCGATGGGATCTGGCTCGTCCTTTCGGGTGTACCACCCTTCCAGATAGTTGTATGCGATCGGAAGATCCCCGATCAGCGAGTCGTCGAGCCATTCAAACCTATGAAGATACATCCCTGTGGCAATGTTTACCACCTCTGGCGTCAACTTCTTAACTGCTTCATGCTCACAGTTGATGAACATAAAACTCGACCAGTTCTTGCGAGGGTATTGATGCTGCGCCTTGTTATCCATCTTGACCGTTTCGGTCGGCCTGTAGTCGTGCTTTACAAGCATGCACGCTTTTGTCCGGTCGGCGTAGCCAAGCAGTCCCGCGATGTCCCGCCGGAAAAGAAAATCGCAGTCGCAAAACACGGCCCAGCCGGTATACCCCGCGAGGTATGGAGTCAGAAACCGCGTGAAGCTGAACTCCGTAGACGAGAGCGGGTCGATGCCACGCCAATAAATACCCTGCTCGCGCAGATCTCTTTGCTTTATCGGAGCAATGTCGAGCGCAATAGATGAGTGCAACTCCATGGACCTCTTTGCCACTTGATAGGCAATGTCCTCACGGCTGTCGTAACCAATAAAAACTTTCATAAAATTAAATTGGATTTAAATCTTTAAGAACAACAATGTAAGCAATAGCTTCACCACCAAGTTTCCCCTCAGAAACCCTCATGATGACGTATTGATCTCCAGCAGATTTCAACAATGCTTTAGCATCTTCAATGCTTTTGAATCCTGCTATTTCCATTTTAAAACCTTCAAGCATTTAAGAACGCCTCCTTACGAGCCTGTCCCTTGAAGTGAAGAATGTGCGGCACATGACCCTCCGGTGCCTTGTCCGGCAGACAGGCGTAATCCAGTTCCTGCATCTCACCCACCAGCTCGGGATAAAGCATGTGCGAGTACACCTTGAGAGCCTCTTGATCTCCGTACCAAGAGCGTAGGTTTTGATCCATAAACCCCATCAAAATCGCCATCCCCTTCCACGCATGGTAGTTCTTCGTAATCGTCATGCACCCAAGGTATGGGTACAGCGTACCCAGCGGAATGCCGTGGTACTTCTTAAAGATCCCGTCCCGTTGCAGTCCGTTGAACGTAGCCTCCCGATCAAACGAGCGACGGCAAAACACAATCTCACGGTCGCCCAATATCGCAGCCGGATCGACCGGCAATACAAAAAGCATATCGGTGTCGATATACATAGCGGGCTGCGTCAAACGTGCCTCTGCAAACGCCCGAGTGCGCCAGTACATGATCTGCGACGGGTCGCCTTTGGAGTACTTGTATTCGTCCACCCCATCGACCTTCGGAGTGACATCATCAGTACACATGATGACTTGAGCGTCGGGCATCACCGCTTTGAGCGAGGCCACCATCTTCGTCGGGAAGGTCACATCAGCCCCAACGTGAAAGAATACAAATCGGCTCACTCTTCGCTCCTAACAACCGCCATGATGTCTGCAACCTTGTAAGCATCACGCGCCAGTTCCCACACGTTAGGGTGAGAGCCATCTGGCTGAGCTGCTAACATCCCTTGCATCGCCGCCGTTGCAAAGTAGTCACGCAGTTCCATGCCGTAAGCGGCACGATCTTCTTCTTTCTTAGTCATCATTCCTCCAGAGGGTCTTTGAGCATGACCGTCGTTGCCGTCGCGGGTGCAACGGAATACTTATTAAGCACATCGACGCATCTGTTAATCGTCTGCTCGCGGATCAGCACCGCCAGTTTGCAAATGATCTGCGCGTTGTTTTTTTGTGCGATCGGACCAGCGGCATCAAACTCACGCGCCGTCTTCTCAACAAACGCCCAGTCAAAGTAGTCCAGCTTTCCCTCTGGACCGATCTTGCACCACGTTTCTTCACCTGTCTTGGCCGTAGTCGGATTCTCAAGGTAATCAAACTCTTTTTCTTGCTTTGATTCCTCATTCGTGTCGCTCATAACTTCACCATTACTCCTTGTCCGGTGGGCAATTCCAAAATTTTCTCTGGCTTGTCTTCCAAAAACTTCTGATGCGATAAACCCGATTCTCGGTATCTTGAAAAGCCGTAGTCATCAAATACTAATATCGCACCCTTCGACATACGCTGATACAACTCCGGCAGCACATGGGCTTCGGCTTCGTGTCCGTTCAAGTCAAGGTGCGCGAAACAAATTTCATCGGGTAACTTGTGCGGGATCGTCTCAAACACATCTCCCCCACACATCACGGGGCAAAACTTACGCATACGCCTCTCAACTTTCTTTTCAAGTTCCGGCCCGTGTAAATTCTTTTTGTGATCGCCATCTGGTGCGTCGAAATAGTCAAACAGATACAGATTCTTTCCCAAAATCAAATCATTATTGTATTTACAAAAAACCGCTGTGCTCTTTGCCTCGTAGCACCCCACATCCACAATATCGCCTTCAATATGCGCGGCCTGTGAGAGTGCCCAGCACAAGTTATGTATGCGCCATGATCTAGCGTGCAACACAGCATCATCCTTAAACTCACGCATCGCTTCGACAAACTTCGGGTCTTGCAACCAGAACAGACTGCGAAACCAAATAAAGATGTCATCGTGAATCGTGAACGGAACGCCGCCTCTGTGCATCAGTTCAGCCATCTTTGAGATCGCAGCAAAAAACTCCTTACGATCGTCATCGGTCTTGAACATCTGCGCGTAATCTTTATTCGCAAACATAAAGACCGGCTGAACATAGGGGTTCGTCACAAATTAACCCCGTAATACCGCAGCACCAACTTAAATGCGTCAATGTGATGCTTTAACTCAGCGATGTCTTGCTTTGGATCAGTATGAAAGATCGCAAGATTACCGCCCGCCTTACGTCGTTTTAGATCCTCTTGAAGACTCTTGAGCGTGTCCTTCAGATCCGCTCGAACAAGTGTATTCATGCCCTCAACACAGAGTTCAACTTTCATGTCATCGCCCCTATGGCGTAACCTAAAATGAATGTAATTAGGCATAGCATAATCTCCGCTACCATCGCGGCAGAGCGTTTCCTGTCCTGCTCCAGTTCCATCTCAAAAATCTGCTCTTTCAACTGGCGTATCTCAGCGCGTAGCCGGTCTTGCGAATACTCCATCACCAGTAGTCTCCATACTTGCAGTCGGTCTGCTTGCCACGCGAGCATCGGTAGTTGGGTGGCGGTACGCTTGCCCATTCGCGGTATATGTCAGCCTTCCAATTTTGGATCAATCTCTTTAGCCAATTCATTTGGATCAGTCCTCGCCAGTTCTAGTTCGAGTAAGCGTATCTCTCTCTGCTTTTGTCGTATCTGACTCCACAACTGCTCGACCCTTGTGAGTTGTCTTTCGCGGCGGGTAACCCGCTCGTCTAGCAAGTCGTCGCCCTGTTTCAATGCCATCACACAACTCCCTAATCAGCCGTTGTCGGCGCAGCGAACTAATACGCTCCTTGCGGGTTTCGATCCACCGCAGCGTCTCCTCGACGGAGGCTTTACGATGAGATCGACCCCGCATGAAGTGACAACGCCCTTTATGCTCTGTGTTACATACAGAACACCGCGTTTCTTTCTTCGGGGGCATCCCCCAAAATTCTCTAAAGTTTCTACTCAAAGTATTTTGGATAAAAAGTGGTTGAACATCCGCATCGTTGACTCTACTTGCATCGCCATCTGTTGCGTTTGCTCATACGCCGCTCGTTCCGCAGCCTCCTTTACCTGTGCATACTCTTGATAGGCACGATCCAACTCTTGACACTCTTGCTCGTTATCCATTTGCGTTCCTCCTCAGAACACTATTGGTCAAACGGCTTGCACACGATACCCTGCACCGAATATAGGCGCAATCCCTTTGTGCAAACCAACTGATTTACAGGGTTACTGTGCTACAAACTGAACTGCCGATTGGGGCAGCAGTAGGGCGGTCTTTCGGCTTGGACGGGGGTACACCAGAATATGCCCCGCAAACTGAGTCGAAAGCAGCAGGGAAGCGTTTGCTACCCCCTTCTCTATGCCCTCAAAGTCATCCAAGACAATCACGGCATCGCGGGATAAATTCGCCATCAAGTCCGTATCCGCACCCGCCAACCGTCCGTCCAGATAAAACAGGTCTACCTGTACGCCCCGCTCAACCAAGGTCGTGAACATCTGCGTCGAGGTCTGCTTCGGAAACTGCTCAACGGCTCCCCCGTACAGTTCGGGTAACTTAATATCGTTTGAGGCATCGCAGGTGTAGATCACCCCACCGCTCATGCCGTCTGCCATCGCCCTCGTCGAGCGTCCGATATACGTCCCCACTTCGGCTATGACCTTGGGCTTGAAGTGCCGCACAATCCCACGCAACTCCGCACAGTCCTCGTCGCCCAATGAACCCGTCTTGTAGTCGGCTTGGGCAACCAATTCCTCGTCGTTACGCAAAATGTAGGGAGTAATCTCCTTCGACAGTACCGCCCAGATCACAGGCGAAAACGCCATGCGGTTAATACGAATAGGATTCATGCGCGATCCCTCGCGTCAAACGATTCATCCAACTCCCAATCCTCAAACTCGCGCTGCAAGTCCTCTGTGGTCATGTTGTTGAACCCTTGAAACCCAAACTCCATGTAATCCCGCAGTAGTGAAGTGCCGTTGCTGCTCATAATCGTATCGACACGATCATCCACAAGCCGCCCAATCATCTTCTCGCGCCGCTTGCTCGTAAACGGATCGGGAGAGTCCTCCTTCAGCACATAAGCGTTATCCACCCATACCGCCGTCGCTTGGAAGTTCTCTGCCATCGCCCCCGTTCCTGCCGTGATCGCCTCCGCAATCTCCGTCGCAGAAGCACTATCGGGGTCATCTATCCCCTCAAACTCTAAGCATACGGTCACTCTGTATTTGCTTTTAATCACGATGCCACCTCGCTCGTATGATCGTTTTCTAAGTAATCCAATGCCGCCTCATGCAGACGGTCGCGCTCCGTTTCGTCTCTTGTGTAATACAAGATGAAGTTATCCAACACCTCCAAATGTTGCGGCAGGGTGAGTGTTACCCCACCCGATACACGCCACACAGGGTCAGACCGCTTGCCAAAGTTCGGCGCAGGGATCAGATCGCGGAACAAATCCTCAAGTTCGGTCGGTGCGCGGTCGGTCACTTTGCGCTTTTTCATGCGGCCTCCAATTCACTAATGTGATATTCAAGTCGATTTTCGGGCCACTCGTACTCGCTATCCTCGTCCTCAATGACGGCACGATTGCTCCATCGCTCGACGATCAGCCCCCAAATATCTTGATCGCAGACCTTTACACGGTCGCCAATTTTGAAGTCGCTCATGCGATTGCAACCTCCACTTCCTTGATTTTGGCTAGAACTGCACGTTGGTTGCTTGCATCGAGTCCTGCACCTTCAAGGATTTCGGCGGCTTCCCATAGGGCTTCCTCCAACTTACAGATGCAAACCTGCAACTCCAATACATACCCTCGCTTTATCACGATCATGTCGTTCATGCGGCCTCCTTTGCCATCTGGCGACGATAACGGGCTAGGGCGTTGCGTTTACAGGCGGTAACGTCAGCGGCAGACATTCCAACCGCGATTCGTTCGGCAAACTTAATTACCTCCTCAGCGGCTGCGTCAGTCGGCGCGGTCAATCCTAAAAATAAGGCCAACGTGAGGGCTTCCCGTGGCGTTTCTGGCTTTTTCATGCTGCCTCCTCGCAGTCCTCTACCTCGTCCAAAACAATGTCACGCCAATCGTGTTCCTCCTCGTCGTAACTGTCATCGTGATCGACCCAATCTTTGTCAATCAGTTTTTCACGGGCTTCCTGCTCGTTTTCAGCAGCAACAAAAACCCTTCGCATACCGTAACTCACTACAGGAACGGTGAAGGTGTAGCACTTCTCGCTCATGCGGCTTCTCCTTTAATGTAAGCCTTTATCCACATACGTTCTTCGTATTCTTCTTTTAGTTGCTCGTCGGTGTATTTCTCAAAACCGCAGAATCCTTCTCTGAGGTAATCAGCAAGCATACTGAAGTCACCGTGAGCGGCATCCTCGCGGATGCTTTCCAGTAGGTCATCAACTAACGCATCAACCAATTCATCGCGTGTCATCTTGCTATCCCCTATGAAATGACGGGCAGAGTGTCCACCCGCTTATCGGTTGTGAATAACGCACCGGCATCGTTGCCCTCATCGTCGCTGCTAGGCCAAACCAGTACGCCGTTGTCGAGTTCGATTACTACGCTACGACCGTACCAACCCAACCCCTCCGCTTCTTTCGGGTAGAGGTATCGAACGGCTTTGATCTTGCGACCCACCAGTACCAAGGCGGCTTGATTCTCCCAGTATGGGACTACTTGATCTTGGGGAATGGTGTTCATGCGGCCTCTCCTTGCGGGAAATCCGCATCAATCGCTTGTAGTTGGTACTCGTAACACCAATAGCCATTGTCGAGGTCGTATATAGGCCGGTCGTTCTTCTCAGCCAATTCAACAATGGTCGCGGGTTTCGGCGGCTCCGTTCCCCACGCCCCAGACCACATAACGCGCTGCCCAATCTCGTATGAATGTGCCATCTTGCTCATTGTTCGGTTTCCTGTTCGTTGGTTTCGGATTCTTCTATCGGTTCAATTTCGATGCCCTCGCAATACGGGCAAACATTTCCTTCAAATAACGTCACCCACTCTCGACCAATTCCGTAGTCGATCATCTCCCGCTCGACAATGTATTGCGGCTCGTCGAACGTCTCTTTACATCTTTTGCATTGGTACATGGCGCACCTAAATCGCGCAGTCGAACGCTGCCGTTATGAGTTTGTATTTCCATGCGGGCATATCAGACTCGTAATCGTGTCCGTTCTCCTCATCAAACCCGCCGCAGAAACCCATACCGGCCTCGAAATACACCGCTTCCACGCGCCAATCGGTTTCCTCATGCAAGTATTCGTATAGCGCAATCGGCGGCGACCATGCCGTATGAAAGCAAACGGTCAGCGTCTTTTCGTCCTCGTCGAGTTCGATGCTCCAAGCCGTCATCGCGTCCCACTTGGTTCCCCACTTGCTACATCGCCAGTCGTACCATTCGGCTCCGTCAAGCAATTCGGGCGGGATCGGACGCAGATAGTTGAACGGATCGCCTTTTTCCCCGTCGTTGTGTACGCGATCAAACTCCTCCCGCAGCCTCTTTAATTTGTCCAAGTCGGGATTCGTGAAGGTCGCTTTGTTTTGGCAGTAATTCGGCATCGTCGTTACTCCTTCGAGTTTTGTTGTGTATCGTCCAAACAAGAATCGCCATCGCATGGCTCAACAAGCGCAGCGAACAGATAGATCAGCACAATCGCAGCGATTAGCCAGTAGGGGCGTTTCATGTTCTTACCTTTTTAAGATCGTGAAGATAGGTTTGTTCAACACTTGTGTGCTTTTGTCTTTTGTAAAGATCAAACCCTTCTTCGGCTTGCCATTTCGCATCGTCAAAATCTATCGCCTCGACCTTGAAGGTTTGAAGCACAACAGCGCAAACGGTGACTTCGTAGGTGTTCATTGGTGTTCCCCATTTTTCGTTAATTCGTCATGGCAAGCCTCGCAATAAAAAGCCTTGAACGGCTCACCCTCTAGGTCGGCATAACACTTGTTCTCTGGCTCCCACTTGTCGCAGCGAACGCAGAGAACATTCCATGGGGGCGTCGAATACTGTTTGAGTCGTTGCAGATTCATGCTCGTACTCCCGTTGCTTTATTTAGCGCAGCCCGATAGCGGTCAAAGTCCATGGCGTACAGATCGCCGTCAGCGTCCAGAATGTCTTTAACGCACTCTAGTAAGTCGGGCGCAGCCGCTATCAGTAGCGCATGGTTCTCGCTGCTTAGTCCCTTGGCTACGGTACTCAAAGAGCGCGTCGAAATAACGTCATAAGTCGGGGGCGTACCCACCCCGTGAAAGTGTTTGAATACTGACCAGTTCATGCTACGGCTCCCAAAGCAGCCGACACTTGATGCGCCTTCATGCGGAACGGTTGCCCATCCGACACGCGAGTTACCATCCATCCTCGACGTTTGCCTTGCGCTCTCCCGTTCAAAATGTAATCAGTCCCGCCGTAGTTCACGCGCATCCCCGCAATCGGTTTCGGCTTGGATGCTTTCTTCTTCCAGTATTCCCGCACCGCCTCGCGCCATCTGGCAGCACTATCGTTCAGCGGCTCCGTCGCCGTATCAATCAGTCGCAGGGGGCAGTCGTAGAAATAGGGGTGCATGGTTTCGTCCATGTCTTTATATCCCCACCGCCCATTAGACTTGCCAAGCAGAAACAGACCGATTAGTCGCTTGCCTTCTGGCGTTTCAAATTGCGCCCAGAGATGATTTCCCCGTAGGGAATGGTCAGTCATCTTCGCAACTTCAAACTGGCGGGGATCAGTCAAATGCTCAACGAGTGCCTCCTTCGAGGGCTTGAAAAACAACCAACCCATTTCGTGTTCTCCTGTTCTGTAGTTCACGGTTCAAGTTCAGTCGTCGGGAATCCTTTTACACAAGCCGTTTGTGCTTGTCAACTACCCGTAAGAAAAGGCGGGTTGGCAGTCCCCGCCTCCATGTTTAGGCCGCTTCGGTTTTCTGCGACTCAGCGATGTCACTTAGGGCTTTTTCAATCCACTCCTCACAGGTTTCGTGCGAGTCGTTGATGTCGCCCTTTTTCATCGGGGTGATGCTCTTGGGGGTCACGGTAAACAATCCGATAGGGGTCGGTATCGCATCGTTCTCCCAATAGATTGCACCACCCGCGCCGCAGTAGATCGAACCATTCTTGCCATACATACACATAACGGGAACTTTCTTTTTATCGCCTTCACCGTAACGGCTATAACCATGTTCGTCGGCAGCGTTTCGGATTGCGGTCAAGGGGTCGGTTGCCTTTGCCCATGAGCCGTAAGAACCAAGAGTCACCGCCAAGAACGTATAGCCGTTCGACAAGACATGATCGTGCTTCGTCATGCGCTATCTCCTACAGGTAAGTTGTTATAGAACGCGACGACCGCTTGGATCGCCGTATAATAATTATGACACAAGCCGCTTGAGCAATCAAGTCAAGTTGTGCAAAGTTTTGTTAAGATTTGTTAAGACGAGTGTTGTATTTGTGCAACAAGTGTTGTTGAGAAACAACGCAGCCAAGGGGGATTAGTTCATGTTTTTAGGAAAGAAATACTCTCCCCAAGATCAATTCGTCGCCGGTAAGTTATTGTCTAGTAAGGTCGAATTGGCAATTTTGCATCGGTTTTGAATTTGTTTATTTCTTTCCTAGAGAGATAGAGATAGAGAAACAGAAAAGAGATAAAAGAAAGGTATAAGAGAAAGAAATAAATATATATATTATTTATATATCTATCTATATTCTCTTTTGTCTATCAACGACTTACGAGTGAGGCAATTTTGGTGCAGTCGTAATTAGTTCGTATTATTTCGTAATCGCAGGGTTACAGGATTGCTCGGGCAGAGATCGGGCTATATACTTAGACCTACGGCAACGGGCTAAACCATGGGAGCGCGTAAACGTGACAGAGAAGCCGCACAAGGCAACGAACGAGCAGGGCAGCGGGGTAGGTACAGGGGTAGTCGAGAAAGCCGCTCAGAGCGTCCCATTCGGCTCGAATGGTGTTGTAGTGGAGCAGAACAGTAGGTCGGTAATCCATAAAAGACCAGACAATAGGCAGCACCCAGATGCCTCAGTCGCCCAGACAGTCGCCCAGATGGTGTTCGCGGGGATGCCTCAAGAGACAATCGCCCGTGTCCTCAAGGTATCGCTCGACACGCTCCACACTCACTACAAGCATGAACTCGACACGGGACAGGCAAGCATGGTCAACGATATCGCCCAGTCTCTCGCGCAACGTGCTAAAGCCGGTTCCGATACCGCCGCTATATTCCTACTCAAGACCAGGGGAGCCGGTAAGTTTACGGAACGTAATGGGGTGGAACTAACGGGCAAGGATGGCGGCCCTATTGAAATCGCGCAACGGACTGAAATCCTGCAAACGGTCAACGGACTACTGAGCAAGGGGATCACGATCGACGGGGAATCGGAGCCGCTCGACTAACGCGCAAAAAAAAGGGGAGCAAACGCCCCCCCTATAGTGTCTCGAATTGTGGCGGCTCGTTATGCGGCTTCGGCGGCTTCTTCGGCGGCTTCTTGCTTGCCGGTCAATAGTTCGGCGGCTTCACGCGCTAGGCTCGCGGCTTTGAAAATTGCTTTCTTATCTTGCTTCAATACCGCTAACCAATTGTTAAGGTACTGAGCATGATCTACACGCGGTTCATTCGATATCCCTAGCGACGCGCAACAAAAAGCCGCGCCTAATTCCGCGACCAATTCCTCAAAAGCATAGGCATGGGTTCCAAAGCCGTTCAAAAGTTTTCGGTCTAATCGTGACTCATGGCCCGTCCAATGCACTAACTCATGTGCCAATGTGGAGTAGTAACATTCCGTCGCGGTACTGGTCGCCGTTGCCGTGAATAGTGATTTCTCTGGCAAGTGTATCGAATCGAGAAGGGGAGCATAATAGGCGCGTTGCTCGAAAGAATGACGGATATTCGCGCCAGTATTTCGCGCCCATGCTTCGACACGCTCTAGCGTTTCAACGTCGTTTTTATTGTCATCGGTGACAATGCTTCGGCATTTTTCGGCGAGTGGCCCTTCTACCTGATCGGCATTAAATACGTTGAAATACTTAAGCATGGGAAAAACACTTTTCTTCCCCGTTTGCTTGTCTTCTTTTTCTAACTTAGTAAAAAAGACAACGATAGAAGACTTTTCCCCTTTCTTTACTGAACAACCGGCGGCTTGCCATTGTTTAAAAGAAGCAAACGCGCATGACTCAAAAGGCGTGAAATTTAAGAGTAGGCTATTGATGCCACGATAGTTTCGAGCCGTTGTCGCATTGTATGGGCGTAGCGCGTTTCGTTTCTTGTTGAATGGGTTAGTCCACTTGTTGCCAGATGATTCCATCTGAGAAATCACTTTATCGGTGACGGATTGGTATAAATCGAATGAGGCCATGATGCTATTCCCCTCTATTATTTGTTGATCGCGTAAACGCAAAAAATCCAGAATGTTACGAAAAGAAAGCAATTAAGCCGAAAAAGTAAATCGTCCATTTTTTTGCTCATAAGAAAGTAATTAAGCCGAAAAAGAAAAGTGTTTAATTTCTTGCTCATGTTTCTATCCCCTAGTGAGTTATCGGTCGCGGATATAATGAGCGCAAGCCGGTTGTGCTGTCAACAAAAAAGATATGTTCCTATAACGCTATGCAATTTTGACAAGTATTTCGTTGCGGATTGTGGCGCGTGTATCGTTGTCAATTGTGGAATGAGTGCGATTCGCGTTTGCAAAATAGTTGCATAAGGTTCCCCTAGTCGATCGAAATGAGACGTATTCGCATTATCGGTGGGTGGTACGGCACGAAAAACGACGGCGGGGTTACGGGTCCCATCTGCCTATTCACACTCCGCCCCCGCTTGCACTTTTTGAAAGCACTACCCCCTTGCGCACAAAAGTGTTAGGGTCCCATCTGAGTATCTGGCACGGTGCGCGTGCAGCGACTAGACCGGCAGCGGGACTAGCACACAGGCTCCACGGTTGTTGGAGATCGCTGCTTTCCGGCAGGATGATCCTGCATACTCAATAGGCAACGAAGGACCCCAATGCTTTACACAGGTGCTGCTCCATTACCCCGCCACACGTATGCGTATGTTGAACCAAATGCGTTAGGGACCCATGACTGGTTGCGGGTAGCGTGGTTTGGCATCGTGAGTCATCCGGGTCGCACTTGGGGATGCCATGTGATGTTGGAGTGTGGGGCGGTATATAGAAACGTGCCGTTGCACAAGATGGCGAATTTACCTACTCAAACACGCTGGGACCCCGCCGACGCACAGACTTGGGATTGCTACGGGATTCACTTTAGCGTGCTGGAGTATCCGTTTCTTGAAGGGACCCGTATCAGGACTCGGCTACGGTCTAAGCTGGAATGCACGGGCAATTACTTGTTTACGGCAATTCCGATGTTGGATGGGTTTAGCCTAGAGCCGGAGCAGAGCAAGGAGTTTTACTTCATCAAACTGGACAACGGGCGTTTTACAGCGCAACCTACGAATCATTTGTTGGTCCAAGACAAGTCGTTCATTACTGACTCAAACTGGCCCAAGTTAAAGCGTCAAACTGATGTATGGAGTGTTGACCATGGCAACAAAATCGAAAGTTAACGCAGCGGGCAATTACACGAAACCCGAGATGCGCAAGAAGCTGTTTAATCAGATCAAGGCATCGGCCACCCAAGGCACCGCAGCAGGACAATGGTCCGCGAGAAAAGCCCAGCTTTTAGCCAAGCGCTATAAAGAAAAGGGCGGCGGATACAGGGATTAAGTTATGCGTGCACCTCAGAAATCTTTGAAGGACTGGACCGCGCAAGAGTGGCGCACCAAGTCGGGCAAGCCCTCGTCTAAGACTGGCGAGCGTTATCTGCCTAAAGCTGCGATTGAGTCGCTTTCTCCGCAGGAATACGCGGCTACGACGCGAGCGAAGCGTGAAGGCAAGGCGAAGGGCCAGCAGTTTGTGAAGCAGCCTTCCAAGATAGCGAAGAAGACTGCGCGATATCGTTAATTTATGTCTGCTCCCGCTCAAGGGAACCCTCCGCCGTTAGATCTCAACGATCCGCTGATCAAGGAGCTGAACAAGCTCCCGACAGAGGATTTGCTGGCATACAAGAGTCGGCTGGAGTGGGCGCATAAAAGGCACAAGCACCAGAAGCCGCCGAAAGGTGAGTGGACGGTGTGGTTGATGTTGGCGGGTCGTGGCGCGGGTAAGACGAGGGCCGCAGCTGAGTGGGTGTGGTGGCAAGCGTACAAAGTGCCGGAAACGCGCTGGTTGGTGTGTGCGCCAACGTCTGCGGACATTCGTGATACGTGTTTTGAGGGTGATTCGGGGTTGATTCAGGTCATACCCGAGCAAGTGGTGTCGGAATACAACCGATCGCTATCGGAAATCATTCTCAAGAATGGGAGTCTCATCAAAGGCATCTCGGCAGAAACGCCCGATCGGCTTCGCGGTGGCCAGTGGCATGGCGCGTGGTGTGATGAGTTGGCGGCGTGGCAGTACGATCAAGAGGCGTGGGACATGATTATGTTTGCGCTGCGCCTCGGAAAGCATCCACGCATAGTTGCCACCACTACCCCTAAACCTAAAGCTCTTATCAGGGACTTAGTTGAGCGCGACGGAGCGGATGTACACGTTACGCGGGCTTCGACTTACGAAAATATCGCCAATTTGGCTCCGACTTTTCAGGCCCAGCTGCTGAAATTTGAGGGCACGACGCTTGGGCGTCAGGAAATTCACGCCGAAGTGCTCAATCCCGAAGAGCAGGGGATCATTAAGCGCAATCAAGTTCAGCTTTGGCCAGCCAAAAAGCCGCTTCCGAGGCTGGAACACATTGTGATGAGCTTGGATACGGCCTTCACGGAGCAGACGCGAGACAAGAAAACGTCGGATTCGGACCCGAGCGCGTGTGTGGTGCTCGGTTTATTCCACGAAGATGACAAGCCGAACATCATTTTGCTCGATTGTTGGGAAGATCGGCTGGGGATGCCGGATTTGATCAAGCGGGTGAAGCGGGAGATGGAGGTTTTCTACGGCGACGACGAGCAAAAGCCGATGATTAAGCCGAAGTTTGGCCCATCGCGGATGATTAATACGGGAAGAAAGCCCGATACGATCGTCATTGAGGACAAAGGCAGCGGAATTAGCTTGAGACAGATGCTGGCTCGCGAGGGAATCATTGCTCACGCCTACAATCCGGGAAAAGCGAGCAAATTGACGCGATTGCACATGGTTTCTCACTTATTTGCTGCCGGGATGGTGTGGTTTGTGGAGTCGGAGAAGCGAAAAGGGCAGATTCGCTCGTGGGCGGAGCCGCTTTTGTACCAGCTGTGTTCGTTTTCGGGTGAGGGAACGATCAAGCACGACGATTTGATGGATGCGTGCACGCAAGGTTTACGTTTTCTAGCGGACAGGGATATGATAAGCGTGAGTAAGCCTAAGCCGTTGCAGCCGAGGCTCATTGTGAACGAGCGCCCGAGGGGAAATCCGTATGGCATCTAAATATGGCAAGTTTGGATTCAAGCGTTTTTCTGAAGGCGGGCTTGGGTACGAGGAAGATCCCCCGGAGTTTCGCGCAGATCGCAAAGGCGTAACGGCTCGTAAGTCTGTTACCAAGAAGACTGATGAAGTAAAAGCTGTTGAGAGCAAGAAACAGGGTTCTAGCGGCCCTTCGACTCGCAAAAGCTTCGGCACCAAGTCTGAATCTCGTGTTTCCAAGCGAGAGTTTGAACTGCCAAGTGATCGTGCGACGGGCTATCGCAGCCAAGTAGAAGACACCGGCATGACGGCTGAAGAGCGCAAGAACTTGGTCAAAAGTGGCGCTTTGGCTGCGGCTACAATGCTTCCGGTTGGACGGGCAATGCGCGCAGGGAACAAGGCATACGACATTGCAAAAGCCGCTAAGGCCGCACAAAAAGCCGAAGACGCTGTGGCTGAAAAAGCTGCGCGTGGGTTATCGCGTCGTGACACCCCGAGTTACTCTGAAAGATTTAGAGCGCAAAAAAGCGCGGCTGAACGCAGAGCGGCGAAGAAAGAGGGAAGACAACCGCGAGGGTTGCCTGATTGGCGTGGATTTACTGATGAGCCGGGACCGGATCAATCGTTTTTCAACAACGAGCCGTTTAAAAAAGGCGGCGTGGTTCGCGGTAAAAAGACAAAAAACTATTTTTCTAATTACTAACGGTGGGTGCCATGTCATCTGAGCCGAACGATCTAGACGAAGCCAAGGAAGATCTTGGTGAGATGTTTGAGCTACCGGAGGAGGTAGCCGACGTTGAAGACACCGAGGACGGTGGGGCGATTGTTCGTTTTGGCGAAGAGGAAGAGGGCGAGCCGGAGGGCGAGTCGGAGTTTTACGCCAATCTTGCCGAGACGGTGCCGGAAGGCGACATGGATGCGGTGGCTCAAGAGTTTTTGGGCCTGATTGCGAAGGATAAAGAGGCGCGAAAGAAGCGCGATGAGCAGTACGAAGAGGGGTTGCGAAGAACGGGACTTGGCGATGATGCACCGGGCGGCGCTCAGTTTCAGGGCGCAAGTCGGGTCGTCCATCCCATGCTCACTGAAGTCTGCGTGGACTTCTCTGCCCGAGCTATTAAAGAAATTTTCCCAGCCGAAGGACCCGTCAAGGACCACATTGTTGGAGAAGTGACGGCTCAAAAGGTGGCGAAAGCCGAGCGTAAGAGCCAGTACATGAACTGGCAGTTGACGCAGCAGATGCCGGAGTTTCGGGCGGAGTTGGAGCAGTTGCTCACGCAAGTTCCGCTCGGTGGTGCGCAGTATTTGAAGCTGAGCTGGGACCCCAATAAGAAGCGTCCGGTTCCGCTCTTCATCGGCATTGATGACATTTATTTGCCGTATGCGGCGACGAACTTTTATTCGGCTGAGCGCAAGACGCACGTTCAATACGTGACGGAGATTGAGTATCAACAGCGTGTGCGCTCGGGGATGTACCGGGATGTAGATTTAGCGCCGACGACGGCGGACCCGGATGTCTCGAAGTCTGAGAAGGCAAACAACAAGATCGAGGGCCGTGATGACGGCGCGTATGACATTGATGGTCTGCGCACGGTCTTTGAGATTTACGCAATCACCGATTTGGAAGAAAAGTATGGTTTAGCGCCGTACATCATTTCGGTGGACAAGACGAGCGGCAAGGTGCTCTCCATCTATCGCAACTGGCGGGAAGAAGACCCGACCATGGAGGAGATGCAGTGGATTATTGAGTTCCCGTTTGTGCCGTGGCGTGGTGCGTATCCGATCGGCATCCCGCAGATGATTGGCGGTATTTCAGCAGCGGCGACGGGCGCGCTTCGGGCGCTATTAGACTCGGCGCACATTGCGAACTTCCCCGGTATGTTGAAGCTGAAGGGTGGCCGCGAGGGTGGTCAGTCCGAGCGCATTGATCCGACTGAGGTGAAGGAGATTGAGGGCGGTGCGTTCAGCGATGACATTCGCAAGATCGCGATGCCGTTGCCGTTCAATCAGCCTTCGGAAGTGCTCTTCCGCTTGCTCGGGTTCTTGGTGGATGCGGGCAAGAATGTTGTTCGCACGACGATGGAAGGCATTGCCGATAGCAGCGCGAATATGCCAGTCGGTACGCAGCTTGCTCGCATTGAGCAAGGCATGATGGTCTTTAGCGCAATTCATGCACGACTGCACGATGCGATGGGCCGCACGCTCAAAGTGTTGCACCGTATCAACGCGATGTACCTTGAGGACGAAGAGGTCCGCGAGGAGCTGGGCGAATTGGTGGTGCGTCGGTCTGACTTTGAAGGGCCGATGGACATTGTGCCGGTGTCGGACCCGAACATTTTCTCTGAGACGCAGCGTTACGCTCAGGTTCAGGCTGTTGCGCAGCGAGCGTTGGCGTTGCCGCAGATTTACGATTTGCGCAAAGTTGAAGAGCGCATTTTAAGCCAGCTCAAGATCCCGAATGCCAAAGACCTGTTGCTCCCGGCTCCGAAGCCGAAGGAGATGAATGCGGTCAATGAAAACGTGGCGGCTTCACTAGGTAGGCCCGTATCGGCGTTCCCCGAGCAGGATCATTTGGCGCACTTGCAGGCGCATTTGGATTATCTGACTTCTCCCATTTTGGGAAGCTCAATGCTGATGGCTCCGGCTTTTGTGCCAGCCATTTTGAATCACATCAAAGAGCACATTGCGCTGTGGTATGCCAATCATGTCTTTGAAGTGGCTTCATCGGCAGCGGGGCAAGACATTAGCGAGTTCCAGAAGGTCAAGGACACCGAGGTCAAGAAAGGCTTTGATCAGCTTTTGGCAGCGGCGAGTCAGAAGGTTGTCCCGAATGCCGCAAAGGCGTTTGGTGCGATTCCGCAGATTGTTCAGCAGGCCGTTGGTGTGTTGCAGCAGTTGCAGGGCATGAACGCTCCGCAAGATCCGCGCATGGCCGCTCAAATGGCCGAGACGCAACGCAAAGCTCAGGCCGATCAGGTGTCGGCGCAGGTCAAGCAAGCCGAGTTGCAGTTGGAGCAGGCGAAGCTTCAATTGGAGCAAGCGCAGGCTCAGCAGCGTCAGCAGGACGGCTTGCGGCGTGAGATGCTCAAACAGGATCGCTTGGATGACCGACAGGCTGCGGAGCTTCAGGTCAAGATGCTTACGAACCGTGAGGACAACGACACGGCGAAACAAATTGCCGCGATGGAAGCGATCACGGGTGAAAAGGTTGGAGTTTCAACAGGCACGGGTATTAATCCGTAGAGGTGATTTATGGCAAACGATTACATGAACCAGCACAAGATGATGGCTATGGGCATGAAGCTTGATGGCCAGAAGATGGTGAATGGTGGCCCGAAGAAGGGCATGGTTGACCAGTCGAAGGGTGTCAAGGGCGACCCGAAAGCAACGCCCGCCATGATTAGCAAAGGTAAACAAAACGCATGATTGAACGCATCATTGACGAATTGGAGTTGGCCAAGGCTCGCGTTGCACACGACGCGATGAAGCGGCAACTGGAAGGTAAGGATGCTTCGTTTGAATATGGCAAGGCAGTGGGCACTTACGCCGGGTTGCAGGCCGCATTAAGTTACATCGACCGTCTTCTAAAACAGGATGAAGACGACGAAGAGGAGTTTTAAATGTCAGCATTGGATGAGGCTTTTCCTAGTGTAGAGCCGGGTTTGGTTCCGTTTGGATCGCGAGTGCTAGTACAGATTCGCTCGGCAAAGAAGACTTCTTCGGGTGGCATTATTCTGCACACCGAGACTCGTGAGACAGAGATCTGGAATACCCAGATCGCGAAGGTGGTCACCCTTGGACCGTTGGCGTTCAAGAACCGCAATACGATGGAATCATGGCCGGAAGGTAATTGGTGCAAACCGGGCGATTTTGTCCGAGTGCCAAAGTACGGCGGAGATCGTTGGAAAGTGCCGTATGGCAATGACGGGGAGGAAGAAGCCCTGTTTGTAATTTTCAACGATTTGGACATCGTGGGTGGCGTAGTGGGCGATCCGCTAGCCATCAAAGCGTTTATCTGAGGTGACTTATGGGTGAAAAAAATCAGTTAACAGAAAATGACGACGTTTCAGAAAAAGAAGAGTACGTCGTTACGGAAACTCCTCCAGAAGAGGAGAACGTAGAGCAGCAGGCTGACGCCCCAGAGGCTTTGGCAGAAGAAGATGACGGCGACGATGAGCGTCTTGCTGATTCCGATGACGGCGAAGAAGACGAAAAGGCTAATGGCAAGCGTCAGCTGACTCCGGAAGAGAAGCGTGCGCAGCGTCAAAATCGTAAGTTCCGTCGCCGTGCGGCGATTGAGCACAAAGAGCGCGAGTTGGCGTTTTTGCGTGCTGAGAACGAAGAGTTTAAGCGCCGCTTATTGAGCGTTGAAAAGCAGACTTCGCAGTTTAACGTCAACGCCGTGGACCAGAAGCTAAGCGAGGCTTTGAACGAAGCCCAGTTAGCCGAACGCATTATGGCTAAGGCCATTGAGCAGGGTCAGGGTGAGGATGTCACGAAGGCGCTTCAGATTCGCGATGCGGCGTTGGAGCGGGCGCGCCAACTTAAGGCTGCGAAGGAAGAGGCCGAAAAGCCCCGTCCCGAAGCCAAGCCGGGTAAAGATCCTCGCGTGGCGGCGTATGCCCAAGAGTGGATCAAGATGAACGATTGGTACGATCCGTCCGGCAAGGATGAGGATTCAGCGATCGTTAAGGTCATTGACCAGCGCTTGGCAGCGGAAGGATATAACCCTGCCACGGAAGATTATTGGGTTGAGTTGGACAACCGGGTCGCCCGCAGGCTCCCGCATCGTTACGGAGAGGAAGCCGTGGAAAAGCCAAAACAGGCTGCGAAAAGGGGCGGTCCTCCGGTTGGTGGTAAGCGCGAATATGCGCCGCCGTCCACTCGAAAAGAGGTGTATATCAGCCCTGAGCGCAAGCAGGCGCTCATCGACGCAGGCGTCTGGGACAACCCGGAGTTGCGTCAACGCTACATAAAGCGTTATGCTGAATACGATCGTAATTCTTCTTCTCGCTAAACAAGGGAGCGAGTTACTATGAGCGACGAAAGACTGAAGAAAGCACTTAACGAAGGGCGTGAGAATCGGCTTGCGTATGATCGCGCAGCAACTGAGAGCCGTGAGCTGTCAGACGATGCCCGTGTTGAGATGTTTCGGCAGCAGTTTATTCAGGCCGCGTTGCCTGATTTGCCAAAAATTCCGGGTTACCACACTTGCTGGTTGACCACCACGAACCCTAGAGATTCGATCCAGTCTCGCATTCGGCTAGGTTATGAGCCGATTAAACCCGAAGATGTTCCCGGTTGGGAGTATGTTTCGATTAAGACTGGCGAATGGGCAGGTTTCGTTGGAGTCAACGAGATGTTGGCGTTTAAGCTTCCCATGTCGCTGTACAAAAAGTACATGCAGGCGGTGCACTACGATGCCCCCAATGAGGAAGAAGCGCGGCTGATTGGTGCGAATGAGCGTATGCGTGAGCAAGCTGAACGCGCCGGTTCAAGGATGGACGAAGGTGATGGCATGTCGGCAATTCGGGAATCCGCTAAGGTACGCGCACCAAATGAGTGGGCGTAATTAGCAATTACGTTTTGTGAGGATTTAATTATGCCTTCGACCAGTGCAGCTTTTGGCCTGCGTCCGGCTTTTCATCCGAGCGGGGTTGTTCGCCCTGTCGCGATGACTATTGAGTCGGGCTACAACGCCAACATTCTCCAGTTCCAGCCAGTCCTGATTAGTGCCACGGGCAACATTCAGGCTGCTGGTGCCAGTACTCCCTTCGTGGGTTCGTTCATGGGTGTCGAGTTCACCGATACCGATGGTCGCCGCCGCGTGAGCAACAAGTGGACCGCCGGAACTTCGGCTACGGACATTGTTGCTTATGTGACGACCGATCCGGCTATCGTGTACGAGATCCAGTCGGACGCAACCTTGTCGCTTGCGGATATTGGTTCTCAGATGGACTTTGACAGTGTTACCGCTGGTAGCACGACGACTGGCCTCTCTGCGGCCATGTTGGACGTTGCTTCCAAGACCACCTCGGGCAACGCTCTTTGCCGTGTTGTTAACCTCCAGCCGGATGTCAACAACGCTTGGGGCGACGCTTATGTCATCGTTCAAGTCCAGATCAGCGAGCACCAGTTTGTCGCTGACCGGGCAGCCATTTAAGGAGGACTAGAACATGGCAGTCCCAATGCGTAGTACTGACTTTCGTTCCATTGTTGAGCCTATTCTTAACGAGGCTTTCGATGGCATTTATGACCAGCGTGCTGACGAGTGGAAGCAAGTATTCGTCCAGCAGCAGGGCATTCCCCGCAACTACCACGAAGAGCCGGTTCTGTACGGATTCGGCGCTGCTCCGGAACTTCCGGACGGCACCCCGGTCACGTATGACGCTGGCGGCGTGCTCTTCTTGCAGCGTTACGTCTACAAGGTCTACGGCCTTGCATTCGCGCTCACGAAGGTACTCGTGGAAGACGGTGACCACATCCGTATCGGCCAGACCTATGCCAAGCACTTGGCGCAGTCGCTGATCGAGACGAAGGAAACCCTCGGCGCTAACATCCTTAACCGCGCTTTCACCTCCGGCTACAACGGCGGTGACGGTGTGACGCTTGTTGCGACGAACCACCCGATTGCTACGGGTACGTTCAGCAACCAGCTCACGACCCCGGCGAACCTGTCCCAGACCTCGCTTGAGCAGATCCTCATTCAGATCCGCAACGCTGTTGACAACAACGGCAAGCGCATCCGTTTGAACCCGGAGAAGCTCGTTGTGTCGCCGTCGAACGTGTTCCAAGCGGAAGTGCTCCTCAAGAGCGTTCTCCGTACTGGCACGGCTGACAACGACATCAACCCGGTGAAGTCGATGGGCCTCCTCGCTGGCGGTCAGGCCAACCTCTCGCGTTTGACCTCGACCACCGCTTGGTGGGTGAAGACGGACGCGCCGGAAGGTCTGAAGCTGATGATGCGTCGTGGCCTTGAGAAGAGCATGGAAGGTGACTTCGAAACCGACTCCACGCGCTTCAAGAGCACGGAGCGTTATGCGTTCGGATGGACCGATCCTCGGACGGTCTATGGCACAGCTGGCGTTTGACGGGAATCAGTCCAAAAGACTGGAGAGAGGGGGCTTCGGCCCCCTTTCTTTTTGCTTGACGGCGTTATAGAAAAGCCTAAACTAGAAAATAGGACTAGGTGTAACCAGCCCATCTGACCGGCCTAGCGGACGATGCACAGACAGATGGGCGACTCGTGCATGAGGTGATGCAATGGCTAATACAACTTTTACCGGCCCGGTTAATTCGCTTAACGGATTTTCGGGCACTATTCTCACCGTTGCTTCGGCCACGGTAACCAATCTTGTTTGCACTTCGCTAACGATTGGCTCGACCAAGCTGACCACGGGTTCAGTTTCGGGCACGATTGCTGATCAAGCGGGTCGCATCCCGGTGTTGATAGGAAGCACCACACGTTACATCGCTCTGTACAGCAGCCTGACTCCGTAAATTCGCTGGGGGGCTTCGGCCCCCTTTGCTTGTGATTGTGAGGGAAAGCAACCATGCGTCCTATTAGTTTTACAAGATCACAGCCTACAGCGAACATTGCGAGCATCGTCACGGCTCAATCTTTGAGTGTGTCGGGTGCAATTACGCTGGATGGTGCGTTGGTATCTAACGGTGTGGCTACGCTAACGGTGCCTGCGGTGCTGATTGCGTACAGCCAAGCCTCTTCCACAATTAACTTTGTGGTGACGGGTACGGGTCCTGCGGGCCAGTCTCAAGTTGAGACGCTTGCGGTAACGGCGTCGGGCAACCTTACGGGTTCGTTGTCGTTTGCGACAGTGACCAGCATTGTTTCTGATTCCGCCGCAGCTTCGACCATTAGCATCGGAAACGGTGTGCCAGGTTACACAGCTTGGATTCCGCTCGACATCTACACGCCGAATCAGGCCACGAACATTTCCGCAAAGAAGAGCGGAACCGTGAACTACTCGGTTGAGTACACGAACGAAGATCCGTTTAATACGAGCATCCAGCAGCTGGCGGTGCCGCATCCAAATGCGAGTCTGACAAACTCAACGTCTGATGAGACGCAGTTCACGACCACGTTGATGCGTGCGGTGCGACTGAAGATCAACTCAGGCGACGGGTCTGTGCGATTCACGATCGTGCAGCAGTCCACGAAGTAAGTCATGGCTAACGTCAAGATTACGGACCTTACAGCGGCGACAGCTCTGGGTGGTACGGAGCTGTTTGAGTGCGTGCAGGCTGCGACTTCGGTCAAAGCCTCTGCGACTCAGATCAAGACGTTTGTAGGCAGCTCGCTCAACATTACGGGCGGGGTCTTGGGATCGGTCACGATCAGCAACGCGGTTGGTGAGTTTGATTCGATTACGGTGACGGCGGGCGCGATTCCGTTTGACACGATTACGGGTCGATCATACGCGCAGAAAATATCGACTAGGGACCAAACTGCAACTTCCGCGAATGTTGCGTATGCCGTGTCATTTGATACCGGGTCATCGTGGGATAGCGGAATCACGGTCGCATCCAGCACGAATATTACCTTTGCGACGGCGGGCGTGTATTCATGTTCGATGAACTTTCAGCTCAAAAATACCGACACCGCTAACCACACAGTTACCGTTTGGTACCAGAAAAACGGCACGAACGTCGCTAATACTGCCTCAACAATTAGTGTTCCTAAAGCAACTGACGGTGGTGTGACGGTGTTTGAACTTACGTTCCAAGAGCAAGTCACTGCGACTCAGTATTTGACTTTGTATTGGGCTACGACAAACACGGCTGTGACGATTGATTACACTGCTGCGTCCGCTGGTCCTCCTAATGTCCCGGCGATTCCGTCTGTAATCTTTACAGCAAATAGGATCGTCTAATGAACTGCAAGGGCGACTGGTCAGAGTGGAAGCAGTTTGCCAAAGGCGGTGGCGCGTTTAAGAGTCCCGCTTGGCAGCGTAAGGCTGGGAAAAATCCGGAAGGCGGTCTGAACGAAGCGGGGCGACGTAGTGCAAAGCGCGAGGGGATGAACTTGAAGCCGCCGGTAAGTGCTGGACAGGCAAAGAAGTCCCCCAAAGCAGCGGCGCGTCGTCGATCGTTCTGTGCCCGGATGTCTGGAATGCCGGGACCGATGAAAGATGAGAAAGGTCGCCCGACGCGCAAAGCGTTGTCACTACGGAAGTGGGACTGCTGACATGGCAAAGAAACCCGTTAAGAAAGTGAAAGTTAAAAAAGTTTTGTCTTTTACAGACAAGCTTGATATTCAGTTTTTGTTGCTAAAGGCGAAGTTTAATTCGCTGTTGGCGCGTATCAAATTGTTTGCAGCCAAGCTGCGAGGATACTGACATGGGCGTTAAATACGTTAAAGACTTTGCCTATCCTAAGCACATGGGCTTTCATGCTGCTTCGGAGCCGATGAGTAAGTACGGCAAGGGCGGCTCTGTAAAGGCGGTACCTTCTAAGGCGAAGGATTCTTACAAGGATATGCCTGCTCGTGCCAAGCCGAACGCTCCGGCTAAGGGTGCTCGGAAAATGGAGTCCAAGCCCAAGATGGGTAAGGGGCAGGGATACGCTGAAGGTGGGCGCGTTCCGGGTTACGACATGGATCGACTGCCTGCGAAGAAGCCGCCGGGGCGCACGATGGATTTGGCTCCCTCGAAGCCGGAAAGGGGCGAGTATCAGGGCTACGCCAAGGGCGGCATGACTAAGGGCAAGTCCAAAATTGCCAAGGTCATGGGCGAGTACAAGCGCGGTGAATTGCACTCGGGTTCTAAGAAAGGCCCGAAGGTGAAAAGCCGTGAGCAGGCGGTTGCGATTGCGCTGTCTGAGGCTCGTAAGGCCGGTGCCAAGATCCCGAAAAAGTATGAAGGCGGTGAGATTTACAGCACCGAGTACTTGGCTTACGGCGACAAAAAGGGTCCGTATCGCGGTAGTCCGAAGAAGGCCAAGATGCTTGGTCGTCAGGACCGCCGTGCTCGCGAGGCCATGGAGCGTGCGGAAAAGTATGCACCGGGCATGAGCCTCGACATGTCGGGTAAGGTCGTTAAGAAAGCCAAAGGTGGTGGGTTTCCCGATTTAACGGGCGACGGTAAAGTCACTCGCGCTGATGTGCTGAAGGGTCGCGGCGTTTTCAAAAAAGGCGGAATGGCCAAGCACAAAGATGTGAAGATGGACAAGGCTATGATGAAGAAGGCCGTTCATAAGCACGAGAAGGCGATGCACCCCGGCAAAAAGCTGACGAAGCTAAGCGATGGTGGTGTTCCGTCTTACGGTCGCAAACCAATGTACGGCGGCGGTAAGTGCTAAAATAACTTTCGTGTAGTCATGGGGGTCTGCTCGGTGCAGCGGGCCACGGCGCAAGAGGGACCCTAATGGCGACTTCCGGTACGGTTTCGACAACTCAGTTTACGACTAGGCAGGTCATCGACCATGCCTACAGGCGTTGTCGTTTGGGTGCGCAACAGATCACCTCTGAGATGATCGACATTGCGAACGACCAGCTTTACCTGATTCTTTCCAATCTTGCTAACCGTGGCGTTCAGCTCTGGTGTATTGAGCGTTTGATCCTGCCGCTTTACGAGGGGCAGGGTGCGGTCACGTTACCGATCGGAACGGTGGATGTGCTCAATACCAACCTGCGAACGCTGCTGGAATCGACCGGAACTACGGCTACGACATCCACGACCTTTCAGGTTTATAACGTCGATGGTTTGACGGTAACGACGGTTGGCATCAAGTGGTCCGCAACTTCGCAGCCGTATGTGGTTGAGATGTCCAATGACGGCATCACTTGGACTGCCGTTGATACGATGGAGTACACCAACGATCCGGATGAGGTCGCTGGCGAGTGGAGCTGGGTCGATACTGAAGTCCCAGAGTCTGCGGATTATTTTCGCGTTCGTGTAACGAGCGGAACCCTTTCGGCCTCGGAAGTTTACTTTGGGAACACGCCCAACGAGATCCCTATTGCGCGATTGAATCGCGATGACTATACGGCGCTGCCCAACAAATCTTTCCTTGGCCGTCCTTTGCAGTTTTGGTTTGACCGCCAGATCAACCAGCCGATTATGCGTCTTTGGCCAGTTCCAAACGCAACAGCGGAAACGCAGCAGATCATCGCGTGGCGGCATCGTTACATTCAGGATGTTGGCACGATGACGCAAGAGCTGGACATTCCGCAGCGTTGGTTTGATGCGATTGTGGCTATGTTGGCGTCAAAGCTTGCAGAAGAGACTCCAGAAGTCGATGCAAATCTGATGCCGATCTTGGAGGCAAAAGCGGAGAAGGCGCTTGCTCAGGCTGAGAACGAAGAGCGCGATAATTCGCCAATATACTGGACTCCGAATCTCAGTATGTATACGAGGTAATCATGGGACTTTTCCTAGATACTCGTGGACAGCCTTATGCAGCGATTGGAATTTGCGATCGTTGTTCGCGCAAGTTTCCTTTAGCAGAGCTGATGCCTGACCGTAACTCTCCAGGTCTTCGGGTGTGCAAAGTAGATTGGGACGAACTTGATCCGTATCGTTTACCTGCTCGTCAGACTGAAAGAATTTCGCTTCCTTTTGTGAGGCCCGACGTTCCGCTGTCTTCGCAGCCGTATGGCGTAATTAGTGAGGACGGCAATACGTTCCTTGTGAACGAAGCAGATGATGATTACCTTGAGCCGGAGCAGCCGCTGTAATGGCTAACGTACCTAGCAATCTTATTCCTGCGCGAATCAGCCAGCTACCAGAGGCTCCGGTTGCGGACCCGGCTGGCTATTTTCCAATTGTTATTTCTGGTACGACCTATAAGGTTCAGTTTAGTCAGATCAATCAGAATCTGACGGTCCCACCGAGCAGAGCAATCAATGCGGGCACGGGGCTGACGGGGGGCGGAACGCTATCGCACGATATTACGATTGCGGTTGCAAACGGAGGTATTAGCGATTCGCAGCTTGATACGACTGGTGTAAGCGCAGGAACGTATGGTGATGGGGCAAATGTCCCTGTTGTCACGGTAAACACTAAAGGTCGTGTGACTTCATTGAGCACGACGCCGCTGGTTGTTAGCGGCTACGTTCCAGATTCGCGCCAAGTGATTGCGGGATCAGGATTGACTGGAGGGGGTACTCTCGCAGCTGATCGCACGCTGGCCATCAATTTCTCAAGCGCGACCCCTCAGCCCCTTGGCTCACCTACGGCGGGTATTGGGACCAATGCAGCACGGGACGATCACGTTCACCCGGCAGTAGATCTTTCTGACGGCACTGAAACATCTGGCGTTTTGCCGATGGGCCGAGGTGGTACTGGCGCAAACATGTCGCCGGTTGCTGGCGCGATTGTTTTTAGTAATGGATCAAATTTTGATCTGACGACAGTTGGCTCAACGGGGCAAGTGCTGTTGGCGGCGGGCGCGTCGGCTCCGGTTTGGGGCGATGCCGCATCGTTTACGGTAGATGCCGCAGATCGTTTGTTGGGTGGCGCGGCCAATCGGGTCGTGTATCAGGCTGGCACTAGCGACACTAGTTTTGTCGTTGCCCCGGCTTTAGCCGACACGTTTTTGAAGTGGAACGGTTCTTCATTTGAGTGGGGCGCGGTAGCTGGTGCGGGTACGGTCACAAGCGTTCAAGGATCGGGCGGTACGACTGGACTGACTGTAAGCGGTGGTCCAATTACCACAGTCGGTACGTTGACGCTGGGTGGTACGCTTTCTATCAGCGCAGGCGGTACGGGACTTTCGGGCACGCCGACAAATGGTCAGTTGCTTATCGGCAATGGCAGCGGATATTCACTTGCAAGCCTGACGGCTGGAACGGCAATTAGCGTTACGAATGCCACTGGCTCCATCAGCATTGCCAATACTGCACCGGATCAGACGATTACGCTGACCGATGGCACGGCGATTGATGTTACTGGCACCTATCCAAGTTTCACAATTACTAATACCGCTCCTGACCAGACGGTTGTTATTTCTGCAAGCACGGCAATATCGGTTAGCGGTACTTATCCAAGCTTTACGATTACTAATACCGCTCCGGATCAGACGGTCACGATTACTGCTGGCACAAACATTAGCACCAGCGGGACTTACCCGAGCTTTACGGTTTCGTCGCCCGATACGGTTGTTGGTCCTGCGGGAGCAACGAGCGGTGCAATTTCACTGTTTGATGGTGGTACTGGCAAGTTACTCAAAAACTCTGTCATCACGATCAATGCTTCTGGCGTCATTAGTAACGTCAACACGCCAAATACTGGCACCGATGCTGCGAACAAGCAGTATGTGGATGACTTGGTTAGCACCGGAATTCACATCCACACGCCAGTTGTTCTTGCAACTTCGCCGGGGTCTTCGCGTACCGATACCTATAACAATGGCACCGCAGGAGTTAGCGCCACGCTGACATCCGTTGCTGCGGGCACACTGGTCATTGACGGTACGGTGGCTTCTGCAACGATTCGAGTCTTGATTCAGGACTGCTCTAATCCAATTGGTAACGGTGTTTACGTTGTAACCAATCCTGGTAGCGCGGTTGCTCAGTACATTATGACGCGCTCGTCGGACGCAGATACGTCAGGACAACAGTCTACACAGTCACTTGATGATGGAAGTTATTTCTTTACGACGGGTGGCACGAGCAATAAAGGTGCCGCTTGGGTTAACACCAATAGCGGAACCATCAGTTTTGGTTCTACAGCGATCACATTTGCTCAGTTCAGCAGCTCGCAGGTCTACTCGGCTGGTAACGGGTTAAGCCTAACGGCAACCACCTTTTCTTTAGAAACTCCGGTTACCGTGCTGAATGGCGGTACGGGCCAGTCATCGGCTCCAACCAATGGCCAGTTGCTGATTGGTAATGGGGCTGGATATAACCTCAACACGCTGACTGCCGGTTCTAACCTCTCGGTCACGAACGCTACCGGGTCAATCACGCTCGCGGTTTTAAGCGATGTCTCGTTCAACAGCGCCTCGATTACCACCCTGTCAAGCGGGTCGCTGACGGCGACTAATCTGACGGCAACCAGCGGTACGGTCACCACGTTGGCTTCGACCTCGGCGGCGATTACCAATTTGTCGGTTACGAGCCTGACGGTATCGAGCCTGTCGCTCGCCAATGCGACCTTTACGTCCGCTACAATTACGACGCTGACTTCTACCTCGGCTGCGATTACGACCC